AGCGGAACGCGCTTCATTCCAGTTTTCATTTAACAATTTTAAATCGTCCATTACTTTCTCCTTATAATTTAGTTATAGACTAGTGGTGTTACTTCACACCTGCGCTTTTGCGAAGCTTAGTAAGCCATTCGTTTAGTTGAGCCTTAACCTCGTCACCGTCGCCATCATCGATGCCAGAAACATCTTCGGCCAACTGTTGTGTGTTACCGGTCTTGATCTCATAACCTTCGAGTAGGTTTTCAGCTTCTTCTCCCTCGGCGAGTACTGGCTTGTTGCTTTCCTTCTCCGATACTTTATTGGTAGACTCGTTGAGAACTTTAGCAATGTAACGGTCATACGCTTCTTCTAGTTTTTCCGTCGGAACGTTATCTAAAATTGCTTCCATTACGCTGCGCGGAGTTCCGCTCAAGCTTTCCAAAACTTCTTCCATTTTGCGAGTTCTGATGGATTCATCCAACTTCTTACGAACTTCGCTCAACTGTTCGCGAGCTTCGTTAAGTTCTGCTTCCAACTCAAGCTTGCGATCTTCAATATCATCTTCGTTCAAGAAACGCTTACGGAATTCGCCACCGATTGATTCAACAATCTGACGACCGTAATTTTCCTTGAGAACCTCATCGATGGATTCTCTGTGTTCATTCAGTTCAGCGGTCAAGCGCTGTTCAACATATGCATCTAGAGCTTCCATCAACTGTCTCATGTCTTCCTGAACAGCTTCGGCAATCTTCTGTCTCTCTGCAACGATCTTGTGAGCATATTCAGCCTCAAGATCTCGGAAACGTTCTACGTCTTCACGTAATTCTTCCAACTCGGCAGCTAATGCCTCTTCAATCTTGGTGTCAATAGCTTCTGCCAGTTCTTGTTTCTCTGTAACAAACTTCCGAGCATACTCAGCACGAAGTTCGTTTTCCTTCTGTTCTACCTGTTCAGAAATCTTGGATTCCATCACAGATTTAATCTGTTCGGATAGTTCCTGTTTAGTGTCTTCGGTTAGAAGTTCAGATTCCATCAACATTTTCAATAGTTCATCCATTTTCATATACTCCAGAAATTTGTTTGGATTTTCGTGTATTATTTATTGTTAAACCAAAAAATTAAAAGAATACTAATGTAAAGTTCTTAACTTATTGATTTGTAAAGATTTTTATTTTTCTGGAATTTTTAAAAATGTCTTTGGGTATTGACAAAATATTTGGGAAAAACTATAATATTTACTTACACTTAGGACTGAATATGAACCAACACACCCAAAGCATACTGGATCGCTACGTAGTACCTAAAACTAAATCGGTGGACAGTAATACTCTAGAAAAAATGGAGAGAAATTTACAACCAGAGGTTGTGAGGATAAGGGCCGTAAGAGAAAGTATTGAGAGTATGAAATATATCAATCTCTCAGAAGCAAAAAGGCTTCTATTTGAAATAGAAGCCTTGAAAGAAAATATTGAAAAGTGGTTAGATTGATGTAAGCCTAATACCCCCCGGTATTTGAAAACCATCTACCCTTGAAAGCCACAGAGGTTTTTCCTATCCTTTCAACTCGTTGAAGAGTTCCTTGTTCTTCACAATCACAATTAAACAACTTATCTACATCTTTGTGTGATACGATCTTCTCAACTACTTTATTACACTTGTTACATTTAAAATCAAACATTGGCATGCTTTAATCTCCTAACAAATCCCAAAATTCCTCATTGACGATTTCTTGTATGTCTGCCGGGGTGTCTATCATCTTACCATCAAAATGTTTCAGGAACCCTTCGACCAAATCATCATTATCTTCATTCCTGATCATCTTTTTTAACCAACCTTGCTCTAAATCTATTATTGAACATGTTGAACCAAAATCCAGCGTCAACTCCGTGAGGAAGCCACCCCACCGTGGTCCCTCTATACACTTGTCTTTTCAAAGAAGGATTGTAATGAGAATCATAATCTTCTATGATGTGTTTTGAAAATAGTATTCTTCCACTATTATCATACACTTCAAGGAAATCACCATCCTCTACCATCCATTCGTTTTTGTTTATTTTTCTGTCGTCCCTAATCCCCCACGAAACTTTTCCGGTGGCTTTGGTAAGATTTCCATTGGTATATGTATTTTCGCCTGATACATACATTGTCAACTGTCCGTGTAGTTCATTCATTTGTGTTACCCTGTTATGTTAAAGGTATTTAGATTCTATATTTTTAGATGAAAAAAGACCCCACACTAGTGTGGGGTCAAAGATGTAAGCTTTATTTTTTAGTATTGCCTACACAAGGAATTATACATGTTTCAATAGTAACATCCAATTACATCTTATTGAATACATTCTCCATAAATGACAATATGCTCTTTTTGAAATACTTCTGTGCATTTTCATCATGCTTCAAACTTTCGGCCAAAGTAAGAACCTTTCTTCCTTCCTTGCTATTCTGCAAACCTTCATAGACGGGACGTGGATATGCTCCCTGTGCGGAAGGCGTGGCAACCAAATCAGCAGTCACAAACACAAACTCAGACACTACTCCATTTGGTCCAACGTTCCCGGCCCCTCTGCTAGAAATACCATAACGAACACCAGACTTACCAAGTTCTTCAGCGATCAATCCCATTGGTGTGCGCAAAATCTCTGCTCTACCTATGACGTTGTTACCGTTGATTTGAAGTTCTTTAATTGCGTGAGATATTCTATCCATATTTATTGTGAGCTTCTCTGGGTGGTCGAGTTCTCCAAAAATGCCGCCATTTTCTTTAATGATGTCATTGGCATTTTTAACTGCGCTAGTCATTTCGGAAATAGGATAGATCCTTTTGTTTCTGTTAGGATGTTCGGCTTGCATAAAAACACCGCTAAGCCACATGTTTTTGCCAGTCGTGTTAGACTCACAAACAATGTTTGCTATACTGGGTTCTACGCTTTCAATTAGAGTATCCATCATTACTTGCCTTTCTTCTCTACGGCTCCAACCCCAGACGGAGCGTCATGGGAGTGTGCCTTACTGTTTGGGGTGTGCTCATGTTCTTTCGGACCCTTGGCACTACTACCAGTGGGTTCCTTCTGATCCTTATCATGACCGTGGCCCTTTGTATCTAAAGAATGTTCATGCTCTTTCGGACCCTTGGCACTACTACCAGTGGGTTCCTTCTGATCCTTATCATGGCCATGATCTTTCTTTTTAGGATTTTCCATGCGCTCGTCTTTGTGTTTTGCCGAAAGATCATGCTTTGTGTATCCTTCTGGTGCCTTTACTTCTTTCATATCTTCAGTAAGGCCGGAAACATAATTCATCAATTCTTCATCGTTTTCGAAAGTCTTGACGGTACCATCACCGGAGGCCGTGAATTCGATCTTATCGTCCTTGGTTTCAAAAGAACCGACCGTATTGCCACCTACGAAAATGTCGTTACCGCGAATAGTGACTTCACCACTTTCCAAAAGTCCAAGAATCTTTCGAGTCTTAACGTAAGAAAGTTCTCGTACTAGAGTGCGAGTCAATTCCTCGTCGTTTTCGAATATTGCGTCTACAATTTTATTTTGAATGTTGCTCATAGTAACACCTGTTTGGTTGAATTCAGTAATTATTTATAGTTAATCGTTCTTAGCATTAACATATTGAAGATATCGTCTAACATCTGCCGGTTTAGAATATTTTTTGACACTAGAAAGTTCTTCTTCCGAAGTTTCTTCCTCTTCCTTGTCGTCTTTTTTTTGATCTTTTTCTTTACAATCTGCACACAAACTATCTGGGTCAAGATAATTAAAATAATCGATACGCTCTAGTATTTCTCTTTGGAGTGAAAGTTTCTTTTTCATTCGTTTGAACCTCCGCTGTCGTGATCAACACCGTAGACAGAAGCTCCCAATTTTGGAAGCTTCTTTTCTCTGCTTTTTACTTTCTTCTTTTCCATGAAGTTTGGAATGGGATCTCCCCAAGCGGCCCTGTTCCTGTCCAATGCTTCTAGAACGATAGAGATCTTCATTTTTAGAAGTTAAAAGATCCTACTGTACGGTGACCATATTCCACATGATCCTTTCTCTTGTCCATAATAGAGTTTTCTCGATCCTTCAGGTCTTTCTTAGACATTACAGGAACTGTTTCCCCGGTGGGAACGTATTCGCTACTACGCAAGTTGATTTGCGTTCTGTATAAGGGTTTTCCATGATGTAGGCGAACAGCAGTTACGTCGCCCTCCCCCATATCACCAATAACCACCATATGCTTTCCGTTCATAGTCTTAACGACTGAGCCTACTGACACCCCTTCATCAATTTTTTTTTTGTCTTTTTCTTTCTCGTCAGATTCTTCTGGCTTTTCCTTTTTGGACTCATAAGTGTAATCAACCATGCCTTCTAATTCATGAATCATATCATCACACTTTTCATCGTCCATGTCGCAAAGCTTTTTGGCACATGTGGTAATATCCTTTTCCTTGCAATCTTCCACATCGGCAGCTTTGCCTAGGCGCTTCAAAAATTTACTCTCGGTTGCTTCATCATCACACATTTTAAATAGCTTCTTGATATGTGCTGCCATTTGTTCGGCAGTCATAGACTTTTCATGATCTTCTACCAAAAGGCCCGCCATCTTTTCTGTTAGGTACTCGTTAAACAACGAGTCCAAGTCTTCTGTTTCATTCAATTCACCTGTGGAACGCTTTTGAACAAAACTGTTGTAAAATTTGTTAATAGACATAAAAAACTCCTATTTCGAATTGTCTTATTGATTTTCAATACTATTTATTGAACTTAAAACCCAATTTATTAAAACGCGGGAGATTTTTGGGTGGGTGGTTGTTGTTCTGGGGGAGTCTCTCCACCAACCTCTTCGTCAGCCCCAACCCCTTCACCCTCAAGACCGCCACCTCCGGACGGGGGTTCTTCCATGTCATCTAGACCATCAAGACCTCCCGCACCGCCAAAAGCACCGCCACCTGCTGCCATTCCACCGAGGCCACCCTCGAATCCGCCCGCTTCAGCACCTTCTTCATTGTAAAGCTTTGGGATGTCCTCACGACCACCATCAACAGGTAGTCCTTTTTCTTCACGAAGCAATCTCTCATTGAGAGCCATTTCTTCATCTGTGAGTTGTAGATATTTTCTAAGCGCGAAGCGGTTAGAGATCGTCTTGTCACCAGAAATGCTGGTGTATACACCAATAAGAGCAGCATCAATCTCTTGGTCTCTGTTCTTCTTAAAATTACTCGGTTCCGGTAATTTGATGCAATACAAAGATGGGTCGATGTTCAAATTGTTTTCATAAACGAATCTTTTGAACTCTTCGTCCAATGTTCGTTCTATTGAACTCTGTAGTCTTTCGATGTATAGACTAAATTTAATTTCTTGCATCATAGCAATGCCAACCTTACCGTCATTGAAATTACCAGTGCCGCCGTCACCCTCTAAGGTGTTAATGTAACTTTGTGGTATTTTCAATCCTCTCCAGATCTTTCGGAAGAAAATGTGTAGGTCATCTAAGTTTCCGAGGTTCTGTCCCCCCGGTAGTGTTTCAATTTTTGTTCCACCACCGTTCGGTCTAACGGCCAAAAAGAAATCTTCTTGCATGGACTGTGGATTATAAATTGCATCAACTTGGTTTTGTCCCCCTATCTGCGACGGTATCCTCTTCTGTCTAAAATCGTTCTTGACCTTTTCTAGAATGGTTTTTACTTCATGTGGATGTGCTCTACCAACATCGATGTAGAATGCTCTGCGCTCCGGCGCTCGTTGGATTCTGTAGATAACTATAGCGTCTTCCAACAGTTCTTTTTGTTTAAACACTTTGTATATCGAACGAAGTATAGAAAGACCGAAAGGCATTTCTTCGCTGGTCTCGTCGAACAAAGAAAACCTAACGACATCAGAGGCCCGATAGGGCTGTGCTTGGTTTGTATCTTGTCCCGCGTATACGCTAGAATAGTTGAACACTCCCGTGTTGTCGTTGACCTCATTGTTGTAATCGCTTCTAACCATCCACGCCTTAACATGCGTTAGATCATATTTGTCAGTGATAGCGGCATCGATGTTTTTGGCTGGAATAAACATCCATCGCCCGTTCGTTTTTCGAGAACGGAGATAGAAACTGTCTCCATATTTGATCGTGTTTCTACATATGTTGAATAGACGATCACCCTCTAATTGATGCAGGGCGGTGAATGTTTTCAGTGCTGCTTTCAATGTGAGGATAGTAGTGTTGGATACCTTCTGGGAGGGTTCAGTCATCATCTCCAACTTTAGAATATCTTTTCCTTTCGTGGCATTCCCACACATTTCTTCCGCAATGTAGTCCAAAGCCAAAGCGACGTCTGAGTCACTATCCATGATGTCATATTCGCGGTAACGACCCTTTCTATTTGCCGAACCATTTACGATTCTATTGTACCATGAAGACTTTCCAAAAAGCCCACCTCCGCCACCATAAGCAGATTGGTTATCTATGACCTCGGAATCCCGACCCATCGGGCGTACGATCTTGTAAAACTTGCTTGCTTTCATGTGTTTTTTAAATTCTATACAACCTATTTATTTAACAATGAATTATATGAACACCAATGAAGCTGTTACGAATATGAAGCTGCTCTTCGGCGAGCGTTTTCTAGTTGTGTAGATACTACACTATTAATACCTTCGTCTACGGCTTTCCGTTGGTCCTCCTCGCTCATTTCTCTTCTTGCACGGAATTCTTTATCCGCTGTCGATAGGGTTATTTGGTTGCCCTCCTCGTTTACACCAATCAATTGATCTAGTTTTTCTCGTATCATCTCTACTGCTTCTCGTTCTCCGGTACGTTCCAAGCTTCCGTCTTCTTCAAGATATTCTTTCATTTCCCGCAAACCCGCAATATCTGTTGTATTAGAAAAATCAGAGCTTTGTGAAAAATTGATAATTCCATCCTCTGCCAACTTTCTCATACCCTGTCTGTCGTCCAAGCCAATGTCAGCCCCCCATGTTGAATTTGGGTCTGTCGGTCTACGAGAAGATGACATCATTTCTGCCAATGTTATGGCTTCCCCGCCTCTAAATGCCGAAGAAAGTTGAATCTGGTGTTCTCCACTAAGTAGACTACTGGATGGGGGTCGTGTTGAACTCTTCCCCGGACCAGTTTCGTTTAAAATTCGTTGGATTGTAGGATCATTGGACACGCCAATCAAGCTAGGTATACTATTCGCAGAAGCAGTGTCTGGTCCTTTGCTTCCTGCCAGTTGGTTGCGCATGGCGATCATTTCTTCGAGGCTTCTTCCGTTGGGGTGGTGAGTAAGTCCCCGTTCTTGCATAGTTGAAATCATTCTATCCAGAGAACCTATTGACCCCCGTCTGGCTCGGGTTTCTGCCTGTCGAGACGATCTGATAGACATTCCGGCATTTACGCCTTTGTATACATCATGTGCCAAAAACCCCACAGAAACCGGAACCGATGCTCGACCTAGACCCCGTATTGCGCCACGCACCCCAATCCTCTTAGCAGCACCCACGACTGCGCCACCTGCCCTAGAAATCGCTCCACCCGCGCGACCTAGAGGTGAAAGTCCTAGCCCCATTCTGGTTGCAAAGATTGATGCTATTATCCCCCCAGATGTCGTAACTATAGAACCAGTAATTACCGCAGCGGCCTGTCCGATACTAGATTTTAAAACACCTTGGGCAGTCTCTATTGCCCCAATGGCGGTCTTCATGGCCGGACCCACGGGTTCAACGGGTTCTTGGGTTCTAGCCGCTTCTGCCGCAAGAAGTTGTTCCTCATTAGTAATAAGTTTTCCACCACCCGATCTGGTGTATGCACCAAGCGCACTATCAACATCAAGTCCGAGTTGGCCCATGAATGCAGTAAGAAGTGCTCTCTCACCAAACCCCGCCTCTCCCTTTGTTGCAGCCTCTGAAAGAGCTTTACCAGTAAGTATCTCGATATTCTCTCTGGCTATTTTAGCCCTCAATAGGTCTGGTTCGTTCATATCCTGACCCCCGGATGTCATGTAGCGACGAAGCAAGTTTGCATCCTCCGACGGCATGCCCACCTGTCTAGCTAGAATACTACCCCCTATAGACCGTCTGAGTGCTTCTGCTGGATCACCGAACGCCAATGATTTCTGCTCATTCAATCTTTTCTTTTGAATCTCCAAATCTTGATTTAATACCCGTGCCAGTTTTCCTCTCATTTCAATTTCTTCATTCATTGCCTCGATAGAAGCAAATCCCCCACCGTCACGGGCCCCGGCCAATAATCTCAAACCTTCTGTATCTTTCATCATATCACTAAAGAAACCGGCCATTTCTTCTTGTGACACGCCCAACTCTTTATGTGTTTCTTTGATGAATTTTATTGTAGAAGAAACCGCTTGTACACTAGAATCTGCACCGACTCTTCTAAGTACATCAGTAGTTTGCATGATAGCATCCAACGCTGCTTTTCCGGTGTATCCCATTTCGTATGCGGTTTGTCTCATCTGTTCGAACGCCGAAGACTCCATAAATTCCGCGGCCCCACCGAATCCTTCAGCCTGTCCTAGTCTTCTCATCTGAAATCTATTCTCTGCGAGTGAAGTCAGTAGTTCTGTTTCAGAAACCCCCATCGTAATGGCTTCCCCTCGCATGGCTGTACTTGTGGTTGATCCAGTCAGCCTCTGGCGCTCCATAAACATTACGGCTTCTTGTTTAGCCGCCACCCCCACGGATGCAGCAATAGAGGCTCCCAAATTAGAAAGAGTATTGTTCAAATCATTTCTGGATTGTACAACATCATCCAAACTTTTTTGCATTATTCCAGCTAACGTATTGAAACTTCCTTTCACGGTTTCATTAATAGATTTGGAGTATTCTTTGATGTTATCAGAAGCCTCTCCTACATCTTTACCCAACCCATCCACAATAGGTTTCATGATGGCTGCTAGTGATTGATCTTTTCTTATCGCTTCTTGAACGTCTTTCTTGGCCAACTCATCTTTAATATCAGAAAACAGATCAGGAACTTTCTTCAGTTCCTTTAGATCTTTAATGATTTCTTTGATGTTACCCTCCACCGGAGCGTTTTTTTCCAACCTAAGTTTCTTCTGGGCTTCTTTCAACACCTCTGAAATATTCGAAAGATCTTTTTCCAATTTGACTTTCTGTGCGCCTATTTTTGCTGTTTTTGCGTTTTCGGAGATTCTTTTTTCTATACTTGCTCTATTTTGGACAATCTTTGCAAGATCTGACGCTTTCTTTTGAACATTGGATAGGGTTTGATGAATAGTATAAAGATCGTCACTATTCTGCCCCACCCTGTATGCGTATTCTTCGGTCGCGAGAGCGGCATTTTTATAAGCATCAGATTGACCGCGCATTGACATTTTCAAATCCTCGGTCTGTTTGCCGATAACCTTCACGATGTTTCCAATAATTGGAACACCCTCTGCCATGGTTCGCATAAATCTAGTTTGTACTTTAGTGGTATCGTCGAAAACCTTGCGCTGTTCACGCATCTTATCCAGCAGTTTCTCTCCGCTGGAATCCGTCCCACCGTATCTGGCGTTAGAATCACCATCGCGCATCCAGCCGGGGCGTTGATTTGCACCCATCATACCCAATCTGCGATTTAACTCGTTTATGGCGAGTATTAGTTGGTTTGCCGCTTGCTTATCCAATTTTAATAATCAAAATTATTTCGAAGATATTTATATAACATGTTTGGAATAATTCATTCAAGACCATATAATACTTTGTAAATATAGCAACTTACTGTCGAGAATTAAACATGACTACAAGAAAAAGAAAAACAAAAAAAGATCAATATTACATCAATAACAAAGAAATGCTTGAAGAAGTTATCAAGAGCAAAACACAAGGCAGAATGACTGAGCGTTTTGGCGAGATGATCATGATACTAGCCAAACGATATTCGTCTCAGGGTAGTTATGCAAGTTACACATATCGTGAGGATATGGAATCATATGCCTTTACAATTGTGTGTAGGGGCTGGGACAGCTTTGACCCAAATACATACTACAACCCTTTTGCATATTTCACCCAGACCATTAAACGGGCTTTTTGGCAATTTTTAGATTCAGAAAAATCACAAAGAAATATCAAAGATGCTTTATTATTGAAAGAGGGAGAACTTCCATCACACACCTACGAAGAAGATTTCAGAGAAATGGAACTAGAGGAAGCATATCTAGAGTCTGTTGCCAAAAAGAAAATTTCCGAACGTTTCAAAAATCTATTGATGCGAGAAATTGCCAGAGTTGTAGAAGACAAAGAAGCGACTAGAAATATCCACCGAGATATGGTATCAACCATTTTGAAAAAGGAAGAGGACAGGGAAAATAAAGTTTCTGTTTGCGAGTTCCTAAAAAGAGAGATAAGTGAACTTTCGTCGATCTACGATCCGACATACAAACAATATTCAGGAGATGAATATGAATCTGAATAATGTAAAAAAAGCTGCAATGTTCACCGACATCCATCTAGGTAGAAAAAACAGTAGTGATGTTCATTTGAATGATTGTCAAGATTACATTGACTGGTTTATAGACAATTGTAAAAAAGAAAAGGTTGACATAATTGTATTTTGTGGTGATTGGTTTGAACACCGAGATGCTATCACAGGAAAAACCCTAGACCGATCACACAAAATAATTAAACAGTTGGTCGAAGAACTGAAACTTCCATTTTTTCTAATCGTAGGAAATCATGATTTAGTCTACAGAAACAATCGTAACTCTTTTAACACTGTAATTTTTGAACCATTTGGTAATCTAATTCTGGTGGATGATAATATAAGTGTCAAAATCGGCAACAAGAGTATTCTTTTCTGTCCGTATCTTTTCGAAGAAGAATATGCTGAACAAATTGTGGTGATCAACTCTCATGACGTAGTCTTTGGACACTTTGAGTTCAAGGGATTCGTTTTGACGGGAGAAACCAAGGTTCTAGAACACGGACCCGATCAAGAAGATTTCAGGGGGCCTGATCGGATATTCACCGGCCACTTCCACAAAAGACAGGAAAAGAAAAACGTTCATTATATTGGCAATACTTTCCCGATGGACTATAGTGACGCCAATCAAACAGAACGTGGTATGGCGATCTACGATTTCGAAAATGATAATCTAAAATACATTGATTGGGAAGAAGCACCAACCTACATCAGATGTTCTCTAAGTGATCTTCTGGAGAATCCGAAAGATTATCTTAGACCCAAGGCAACTGTAACCTGTCTGGTTGATGAGAAAGACTTGGGTTTCGAAGATATTCTGCATATCAAGGAAGTTCTTATCAACAAATACTCTCTCAGGGAACTGAAAATGGAAGAGCCTGTCGATGATTATAAGATCAGCGAAGACATAGACGAGGAAGACTTGGAGTCGGAAAGTACGGACGAAATAGTTTTAGCCCTGTTAGGAAAAATCAAGGCTGAAGAAATTGAATCTGAAGAACTTAAAAAAATTTACAGAGGTTTATAATGATTGTATTTGAAAAAGTGACATTACAAAATTTCCTGTCCTACGGGAATGAGGCCGTTAGCTTAGATCTACAGAGAAAGAATCCAACCCTTATTACTGGTATCAACCACGATGCTTCTGTGAATGGAGAAATGGACTCTAATGGGTGCGGGAAAAGTTCATTGTTGATGGCAATAACTTTCGCTCTTTACGATCTGGCTCTAGGGAAAGAATCAGAAAAGAAAGACAACCTAATAAACAACATCAACAACAAGGATCTCCTTGTGGAAATAGACTTTAAAATAAAAGAAGATATCTACAAAATAAGCAGATATAGAAAAAATAAAGCAATGGGCGGTAGTGGTGTTAAAATTGTCAAGAACGGGAAAGACATAACACCAGACAGTATTTCGAATGCTAATGTTTACATTGCCGAGGAAATTGTCAAAGTCCCATACGAGATATTCAGTAGGATCATAACATACGCTGCAAGCGAAGAATCTTTTTTAAAAATGCCTCTAGCTAAGCAGAGAGATGTAATAGAAGAACTTTTCTCCTATACTGAACTTACAAAAAAGGCCGAAACCTTAAAAGAACAGATCAAATCCAGTAAGAGTGATTTGAAATATGCCAAAGATTCCAACGAAGAAATCAAACAAGAACACGCCAGACACAAAAAGGGTGTGGAAGAAGCGGAAAAAAATATTGCATCTTGGAATCATCAGCACCAGTTGGATATTGAAGAAGTTGAAAAGTTGATTGAAAAATATAGCAAATTCAATTTCGATAAGGAAGAAATCTTATTGGAAAAACTAGACGTACACAATAAACTGTTGAAGGAACTACAGTCTTCTTTAACAGAAGAATCCAGAACTATGACTCGTTATACAGAAGAACAAAAGAAGTTCGAAGCATATGATGAGAATAAAGCTAAAAAAATTGTTGAACTTGAAAAAGAATTGACCAATTACGAGAGATTTTCTGAAGAAGATCTCGACAAGATATTGATCCTCTTTCAGGATAGAGACAATCTGGAAAAGGAAATAGGGGAAAAGAAAAGAGAGCTGAGCAAGTTGGAAAAGGTCCTTGATGAAGGTCTAGATGCAGTAGAAGAACTTGAAAAAGAAAAAAAGACTTTGGAAAACGCCAAATGTCCTTACTGTTCTCAAGATTACAAGGACTCGAAAGATAAACTCGAAAGTGTTGTTGATGAATTGAAGACTCTTTCTGAAGTTCTCAAGAAAACTCTGAAAACCTCACAGGAGATAGAAGAATCAATTAGCGAATCTACTGTTAGATTAGAGGAAATCAAAAATCAAATACCAAATGAATTCACTCATCCCTTCATGGTCGGAAGTTTTCGGAACGCTAGAGATGGTGTCAAAGAAACTATCGAAGAATTAAAAGTAGAACAAAATCCTCATTCTAATAGAAATGACGAGATAGAGTCACTCTTGAAAGAACTTGGAAAAATAAAAAGCGACATTGAAATAGAGAAGGGAAAGACTTTTGATAGTCCTTCATTCGGTACCCTACGAGAACTCTTCGAAGCCAAAAACAAGATGGAATCAGCGAAAGAAAAAAAAGGATACCTTGTAGAACAAGAAAACCCTTATGAAAAATCACTTGAAACTTTACAAGGTTTTAGGGTCAAGGAAAGCAAGTCTGAAGAAATCGACTCTCTTGAGAAAACAGTTAAACATCAAGAATTCTTGTTAAAGCTTTTAACTAAGAAGGACTCGTTTGTAAGAAAAGCTTTGATGGACAAGTACCTGCCGTTCCTAAACGAACGATTGCACTATTATTTGAGCACCATGGGTTTGCCTCACAAGGCTAAGTTCAAATCTGACCTCTCCATGGAAATTGGCCAGTTTGACCGTGAGATCACCTTTACGAGCCTTTCGTCTGGACAGAAGGCACGGATAAACATTGCCCTCTCTCTGGCCTTCAGAGACGTTCTACAATCCAAGCACAATTTCATCAACTTGTATATTCTAGACGAATGTCTAGATGTCGGTCTGAGTAATGTTGGTGTAAGAAAAACCGTAAAGCTGATGAAAGAGGTAGCAGAAAAGAATAAACTGTCAATGTTCATCATTTCGCATAGAGACGAAATCAAAGATTCATTCAAAGATCAAATCAAAATTGAATTGAAAAACGGATTCTCCAAAATAGTCACCTGACTATTTTGGAGAATTTGTCGATGATATCTTTTTCCAGTTCTTCTATCTTTGCGAACCATTCCGGTGGATTGGATCTGATGTCTGCGGTTTTATGGTTATTCCCAGAATGTATTCTCCACATTGCGCCATGGTTCAAATCTCCAATAACCCGACCATTCATTATAGAATGGTAATTCAGCAACCTTCTGTCGCGAGTATGAACCCCCCTCAGATAACCAATAACAGGGCTTATAGTATTTCTGTCATATACTACTATGTGGTGCATTTGTGCGTCTTGTAATAAGCCGGGTGACGACAATTTAGAAAACCTACGTCCGATAACGGTAGACAAATCTTCGGTAACAACTAAATGGTTAGAATAATATGCGGATATATTCGACTCTAACTTAATTTTAAACAAAGCACGATCAAAAGCTCCGGGAATAATAACATCATCGTCATCAACAAAGCATACAAACCTGTTTACTCCAGCTTCATAAGATTTTATTCTTCCGTCGCCAAGAGTTTTCTGTTTATCTACTACACATATGTTTACGGGCTCTTTTTCCAAACTGAGTAAACATTCTTTGAAATAACTTTCCCTGCTTCCACTACAAATTATAGCAACGTCAATCATTAGATTAACCGGACATACGGACACCCGTTATATCACACAACCTGAATATGTCGTATTCCACCAAATCTGGTGTCAATAAAATATTCACGAAAGATACGGGTGTAATCCCAAGAGCAGTTAAATCTATATTAACCTCGCGATCTTCTCCGTTATTAACCTCAAAATTAAAATTGTGTTCGACATTATCAGAGCCGTCGTTATAGGTCAACACCATTTCCACGGTTGTAGATGGTTGTGATCCAATGTACCGCAATATCAGTGACAAAGAATAATACGATTTGTCCCCGTCGTAATCTATGCTCAAAAGGACTGGAGTCTGTGCTTGTTCAACACTATAACATTCACCAAAAAAAGGAGATTCTCCCTGCGATTGTGCAGCATTCAACAACCAGTCCGTAGTGAAATCTTCTGTGATTAAACTGCCGGTTACAGTTTCTGCAAAAGTTTTTCTGCTTTCCGAATCATAAACGTAATAAGAGTTTTCTTCGAGATAATGCTGCAATACTGTCCTTCTTTTGGGGCGTGTGTTCGTGTCTTCTTGGCCATATACCAGATTTAAAGGAGGAGCAGTATCCGCATTGGTTTGTTTTGGTCTTTCGTTTTCGTTTTCCGTAGTGTATATTATTTTTGACATCTTCTATATCTTCTCAACTTGTTTTAATATTTATACGAAATTCTCTCTGTAAATCTTTTTTTTGATTTCCAACCAAATCATGTGCAATTCCTTTCCAACTACAGCAACAACATGTCACGTTGTTTCTATCTTCGTAACTATCCGGGTCGTCGGTATCAAATGTAAAGCTCATTAAGGTGGATATGGAATTGTCACTCCCACATTCCGGACAGTAAGCGTGGTTTTTTATAATCATCCATGAAACGCTGTCTTAATTCTCTGCCTCGGATGATGTTGTCTTCTATAAGCCTTTTTGCGTCTTTTCCACCACGATGGAATCATCAATATGAATGATATCGATTTAGTCTTACTCGTAGGTTACCTCTTCTGCATGTGCAGAAAAATCTCCCCATATATCATAACCGTCAGCCCTGATATCCGACAAAACCTTTTGGATAGCCTCGTCGGAATCCTCCGCCACAACATCATCAATTGCAACTATATTGGCCTGTACTGAAACTTGAAATGTTTTCATACTACTGTCAATCCTCTCTTCCACCATGATGGAATCATTTTTCTAGTCTGATTATACAAATATTCGAAGGACTCGTCGAGAATGTATACCGTACCCCAGTCATCCTTGGAACGTACAACTCTACCACAACCCTGAATTATTCCTGTAATAGCCTGTCGGTTGTACCAGTCCTTGGAAATCTGCATACGTCGTTTTGTCCACGCATCTCCTAAATACGGATACGGAACTTTGACTATAAGTGCAAATCTTCCGCGATTATCCTTCAAGTCCATGCCTTCAGTCACAGAAGGAGATATCAGCAAAGTTGGTTCTTTTTCAGAACACTCCAAAAAGGTGTCAATAGCTTCATCTCTACTAAGATTGAAACCGGGATTATGATGAATGATTCTATGATTTGTCTTTATGTTTTCAAGAATCCACTGGGAAACTTGGAAAGAACCCGTGTGTATCACACCCGACTCGTCCGCATGATAGCTACATACATGATTGATGTGGGTCATCATCTTCTTACGATCTTGTGTTCTTTCTTCAGAGTTCCACCCATAATTCATTTTGGTAACGGGAGAAAATATTACTTCCCTGTTTTCTTCTGGAAATTCGGAATCAAGAGAAATCATAGCAGACTCATCTGGGTCGATCCCCAAGTCTCGACAGAATTCGTCTTTATCCAGAATAGTAGATGACATAAAGAGAAAACGATTTGCCATTGGTAAACAAATGTTTTTAAAATTATTCTTGGCGTAGAGTTCCTTGAATTTGAATCCAACTTTTTCAGACACAAGGACGTATTTCTTGTCTATTAGAGACATGTCCATTTCTACTAGATCTACTAATTGGTTACGATGTTCCGTGGCTGTTATGGCAGCACGAACAGTCTGTATGTCAGATTTACTCAGTGCCCCACCTCTAGTTTCGATCTCAGTCACCTTCTTACGTAGCTCTATCGATTTTGCTTCGACGGCAGGTAGATAGGTACGACTTATCCAATTTATGGCCTCAGCGGCGCTACGAGCGAACTGGAACTTGACGTTGTATTTCTTACATTTCTTGTCCGTTACAGAAATCGAACTGAATTCGACAAGGTTGGATTCCAAGGTATGTGCTTCATCCAACACCATTAAATTTCTAGGGGGAATCATTTTTCTCAAGTATTTGAAATAAGTTAGAGCTAATGTATAGTTCATTACGGCATTAGGTGATGTAATAGACATATCTCTTGCGAGTTTAGCGGGACAATTATCACATGCAGGTTTAATATCCGCGCCTACATCACAAGTCGTGTTTTTTTGTTCGCATTCATAATTACTTCTTCCGTATACAGAAAAAAGAAGATGTTTTTCAAATGACTCTTCATATTGGCGCTGTAGCGTTTTCTGTGGAGTTAATATGAACGAATCACCCATTCTATCACTAATGTAAGAACTGAATGCCATTGCTAAATTAGATTTTCCTGAATTGTGTGTTACTATGAAATCCCCCAACAAATAGAGATGGTCTTCATCCAGAGAAAAGCCGTAATATTCATCTACATCAAGTTTTTCTATCGAAAACCCGGTCACTGTGGGTCTCTTTTTTTGTTTTCGAGGTGGTGCCTTTTTTCTCTCCAAACGGGTAGGTATAATATCTGTGTTACCACTAATACATATTCTTGCATATTTTTTTCCATCTACCGTCTTTATACTGGAATTTACAGATAGTCCCAAACTTCTGCATATGAACTTAATGTCTTCTGCCAACTGGGGGGATTTAGTTACATAATCAAAACCCCCTCTACCGTTGTGACTTCCATCGGTGTCTATAAGCCCTGCCAGTATTTCGAGTCGTGTTAACTTATTTCCAACCTTGTACATGTGTGGAATAAACTTATTCCCTGAAGTTTTTCCATACAAGCCGTTTCTCTTCAGAATATCGATCAAGCGGTTTCGGTCTTCATATAGCTGAGACCTTCCACTAGACAAGTAATACTGTATTGCATGTGTAGATTCTTTGACTTGTTCCCTAACCTCAAGTCCAAATACTTCCGCTTGTTCATATACGGTCTGTGCAATTTGATAATCGATAGTGGTAACTGAAGCACATTTTTTCATACATCCATCCCCCAACAGTACTCCCATGAAATATGGGTTTATCTCTTGCTGTTTTTCGTTGCAAGACTGAAAAGACTGAGAATCCGTAAATTCAATGAAATCCGGTCGATACAGTTTGTGATTTCTTTTAAAGTGATTCGATTTATTCAGATAATCACGAACAGAAATGTTTACTATTTCGCTCCCTGACACATTGTACCTACCTCCCAGCGGAGTGGTTTTCAACGATAGTATGTGGTCTTGGTTGACGACAAATGGGTCACCTTTTACCGGTGTTATCTTATACATCTGTTGAGTACCTCGATGCAGTTCCAAAACGGTACGCTTTTTTCCATCAGGTCCCATTAGTTGATCCCCAACCTTTATTTCTTGAACCAGTTTGATGTGTCCGTCATAGCCTATTATTGGTGTATCTATTGCATGACAGCCTACGGGGGCTTCTACTAAAATGTACTTGATTTCAGGTGGCAACGTATCAATCCACTCCATTACCTTCTCTTGAGAATCTCTGGGCGTGTAATTTAGAGCTTTCTTCCAAGCGTCGAACACACTTCTGTTTCCTAGTGTCTCTAGAATTTTCTTTTCGTTATTTTCAAGTATCTCTTCGTGTTTCATATTCAACCTATTTGTTTGTAGTTCATTTGTCTGTACCTATTTGGGTGTACCGTATATTGTACCTTATTAAAGAGCGCAGAGCAAGTCGGATGTTCGCGACAGCGGACTCCGAGGGACCCGAAGGGGTCCCCATTAATTTGTTATTTCGTTTTTTTTTTACAAGAATGTAAATACTCACTACGCTTCGCTCCGTTCGCATTTACATTCTTTATTTTGTTTCTGTTTTATTTCTATTTTGTAGGTTACAGTGTTTTTGAATATTTTTTGAAGGGTTTTAAAATACTCTCCCCCATTTTTTAACAAAATTGTATAATAAATTTGTTTAGGAAATTTCCCGTTCCAACCTAGGTAGGTGAATCTATCTTGCTACTACCATAACAAGATCATTGTATTTGCAGTACAAAGACGATCTCCAGTCATTCGCGATCAATATTGATCCAAGACCTTTCACTGCGATGAACAATGAACTTGTTTTCATGAGTCTAGGATTTATACGTCCAGCCTGTCCCGAAAGCGTTACCAACGTATAATCCCCTCATTCAGACCTTTAGGGCTTTTCTATGGGATAGCAACCTCATCGTCTACTATCCACCCTGTCCGACATTTGTGCAGCCTGTTCGGGATATGCAAATTGTAAGTGTTCCTTTACTGCAAAGTTGGGAACAGGGTTATTTATATATGCTTGGGGAAGGTGAAGTCAAGCTTTTTTCAGTAAAGACGTGACGTTTTTAATGCATCGCCACTTTTGAGCGCGCTTCTTACCATAGATAGTTCTTTTGGACCAGTAAATCCATAGTCTTTGTTTGGTGCTTTCCACTTTTTTCCATCGCCTATTACCATCGATGCGTAATGGTAAAGCATGCGACCGATGATTCTGGCTCTCAGGAAAGCGATAACACTACCTAAGTGGGTTTTTTTGATTCTTTCGGAAGCATCACCCACGGCTTCACTTTCGCTTGATTGGGCTAGTTTGTTAGTATACAAGTTATAGGCTTGAATAAAAGAATCGTCACCGGTATCTTCACTGGCTTTTCTAAGTGCCGCTGCTAGTTTACTTTCTGCCAGTCGTTTGATGTCATTAGGAACCATTGAGTCAATCTTGTCGATTAACGCTTTAGCATTTTGTTCAACGGCTTTTAGACTTTTTGTGTTAACGTTACCGGGTTGTTCGATGCTACCTGTTTTTAATTCTTCTAACTCGTTGCGGAGGGCTGAAACCGATTTTTTAATTGCATCCTTGTTTAGAGTTATCAGTCCTTTTTTGGGTGTTTTGGTTGTAAGTCCCATAGCTATTAGTTCTTTAGCGGCTTCACGGGGATTGTATGACCCCGGAGTATAACCCGGCAACGGTGGTTCATCATAGTTATCAGGGTTTAGGTAGTTGTCCCACGCTTCACTTCTACCTTTTTTCTTTACTACTGCGGCCAGAAACATTAACATGTTTGGTGTTATATTACTTACTCGATCTTTAGCAATATCAAGATCACTGTTCCCTCTACCGATATCTTGTTTGAAGCCCTCTACACCACGGCGATATGAACCAACGGCCTTCTCGAAATTTTGAGCTACCTGTCGTGGTGTATTGAAACCACTAGCTTTAATAGTGTTGATGAATTTCAATAATCTCGCGGTTGCGTCTCGGTCTATTGTTGATTTGCGTGGATCATCGTTTAGTTCTGCATATCCTGCGGCCTCTAATGCTTTTCCTACTGCATGCATATTATCAATACTGGTTTCACCTAGATTTACATCTTTGGTATCACTGAACCCTCTTGCAAGATTGGCTTCTCTTCCGACAGTTGACGAAGCAAGGGACCTTGATATTTCTTCTCCTGAACCTGCTACGTTTCGCAGAGCGCTCTTTTTGCTTTTGATTGTTAGCACAAAACGCATTACATCATCCAGAGAGAGATTGTACCCCTTTTTTTCTTTTTCAAGAAAAGAGAAAAATTGGCTCATTTGACCGAAATCATTTGACGAAATATCCGTCATGTAGGTAGTGGCCTCAAGTACTTGTAAAATTTTCATATGTATAGATGTTTCAATTTACAATTATTTATCATCTTTGATGTAATGGTATAGTAAATAGGCGTCATTCAAATCTGCGATAGGTGCAGGTATTGACTTCATAGAACTGATATCTGAATAATTGGCGTCAATAAATTTCTTCCAGTCGTCTTTAAAATGAGAATCTACGATTGCACGAAGCATTTCATGTTTTTTGAATTTCCCCCCCGGAACACCCTCGGGGTTTAGGTACATAAATTTAGGTTTCAATGGAGTCAGTTTTGGGTCTCTGTCTTTATTTTTTATGTCAACGCGCGGGTATACCAATTTAGCAGCACCTTGTTTGAGGGACATGGGTGGAACGACAATAAGCCCATAACCGTTGTTGAGAAAGCGACTTCGTATTAGAGTCGAAAAAGTTACAAGATCTATAAGATTTCCAGCTTTGGAGTTATAACTAAACCCTTCGATACAAATTTTTGTATCATGTGGCTTATATTTTTCTTCAACTGTTTTGATTACAATATTTGCTATTGTTTGATAGTATCGCAATTTTTCCACTTCTACACCGGTAAAAGTTTCTTTCTCTTTGTAATTTTCGTATGTTTTAATTTCACAAATATTGGATGCGAGATCAAACCATTTCACGAAGTCACCTTTTTTAGAACATACTAAACTTTCTTGGGCAACGGCAACCATTCGGTTTCCGTTTATACATATCCCGGTACAAGTGGTTGATGGATCAATAGCTACTATGTTCATTAATATATCGGAGGGAGTTTGCCCTTGGTGTCTTTAAGTTTTTTTGTTTCATACTGTAGTCTTTCGTTGATATATTCCATCATCATCTTTCGTTCGTAGAAGGTCCTATCTAGGATGTCCTCGTATTGAACACCACCTCTCATGAAATAGGCTAAGTGAATAGCACTTTTAATTAAATTTTGCATACCTACATTCAAGGATTGTGAATATCGCTTCAGCGCACTCCTATCGTTACTCGCTAGGATGTTAAAAAAAAATACAAAGGGTTTAGGTAAGACATGTCAATATCTTTGCTTTTCCCACAAGCCGAACAGGTTATTGTATAATTGAAGTCTATTCCCCAGTTAAACGCATCGGCTATTCTGTCAAGTAATTCGGTTCTATCCTCCAGACTAAAAGAGTTAACCCATTCTTCTATCTGGTCTTGGTTTTCGATGTTGTCAACGACACGAATTCTTCTAGCTAGGTTTACGTTGGAGAATTTGTTCACATATTCGAAGTATTTTTCTTCACCCATAGCATGTGGGTTATCTTGTAATCTCAAATTACTGATTTCTTTGAATGCTTTAAAGCTAATTTGTTGGAGTTCTATATCAAAACCTTTAAAATCGAATCTTTTCTTTTCTTCATAAAGATCCGGGTCAATTTCTGTGGAGGAATCCAGAAAATGAGACAGCGGAATTTTAAATTCACAAAATTTGCTGACAATTCCTGTGTTATTCTCGTTATCCAGCACCGGGTCAAATTCACGTTCTTTATTTTCTACTTTAGTATTTTCTTTGCCAATTTGATTGTCTAGATTTCTTAGCTGTTCACCGATATCATCCAGAGATTCTTCATATTTGGAAGTTCTTTGGGATTCTTCAAATTCCTGTTCGACTGACTCTTGGATTAATTTTGATCGGTCCACGAGTTTTTCTATTTTCATACAGACATCTTTGTAAAGAAAATCGTTACCATGACTCTGTTTTTTAATTGCTGTTATGAGATAATCTATATCCGTTGGACACAACTCTTCAGGAGTTAAAACCTCTGGTACACAATATGAAATGGTTTCAGATACCGCACTCCCTTGGAAGATTGAATCAAAAGATTTCATTTTAAGTTCTTCTCTAAGTCTCATTGGGTAAACTACCATTTCACCGTTTTCAACGTTGTCGGCCAGAACACCCTTTTTATAGATTTCACCCCTAGACGGCAACCTAAAAGTTACTCCGGGAAGAGATCTTTTACGTTTTTCCATAAGTGGGTTTGATATAAATTCTTCTTTCATTGACATTGTGTGTTTGTAATGATGATATTTATGGTCAACACAAAAAGTTGTTTTTCCACAAATAGACTCTTTCCATAGGATATAAATAGATGGAACAGATTTACAGTAATCATGGTAGCACAACCTATATTTTTGACTGGCCGGGTCCAAGAAGAGATTGGTACCGACGCACAAACACAAACGATACCGGCAGCAACAGGGCAACCCACCGGGGTTGTTGTATTCTTCGTACAACCCAATGTGTCTGAATCCGGTACAGCAAACTACCTTGAAGTTGGGGACATGAGACAAGCTGCCAGTTTATTGATTTACACGGGAAGCCCCAGCAGAACCTTTTCAATAGACGCCACGTTTGTTTCTAGAACTGTATCAGAAGCAGAAACCAACTTAGCCTATGTCAATACCCTTCGATCTTGGAGGATGCCAGAAAAAACTGGTGACGGTGAGTTTAATACAAAAACCCCTTCTAGACTTTTTCTCAATGGTCTTAACAATCAATTTAAACAGGTAGCAGTTAGAATGACCGATTTGAGCATAACTTTGAACGAAGAGAACGATTATATCATAACCCCAAAAGGCGCGGTTCCTATCGTCTGGAACGTTTCAATTACTCTTAAAGAAGCTAGATCTATTCAAGAGTTACGAGATTTCAACATTCAATCGTTTAGAGAGGGTACATTAAATGGCTGGTAAAAACATAAACAATCGATTCAGACTTTTTGATAATAAAACTTCTTTAGCGAAGAGGTTGTCTAGAATGCTAACGGGCGGAACTACAGAAATCAAGGGTAATAAACTCGGCTGGTGGGAGAGGAATGAAATAGAGCGTGATATTTTTACTGATCGTAAATACCGACTGGGACCGGAGCATGAAGGTAGACCCGATTTAGTAGCAGCGGGGGTTTACGGAACGACAAAACTCACTTGGCTTGTCCTTCTATACAATAACATTGTGGACATCGAAGAAGAATTTGTGGCCGGTAGAACAATAGTTTTACCATCATCCAGTAGGGTTTTCTCTCAAATTGCGATCAAGAATCCAGAGCGGGAAAGGGTTATAAATGAGTGAACCTAGAAATCCCTTAGAGAAGTATTCTTCTTATTCTACAACATTCATTTTGTCTGCGTGGTCTAATACGGCCAGCGCAGAAAACGATGGCAACGCACCCAAGCTAACAGATGGTCCGGAAGGCAAACTTCTACCGGGAGGTGGAGTATTGATTTTGAATGATTCTTTCGGAACAGGAACAAAAAGATTTGTTGGTAAAAGGCTCCAATATGATTATTCTTGGACAAGCACTGATACAAGCAGCACCTCCGCACTAGGAAAATTCATTTTGCATGATGTATCCGGAGGAGATTTTTTCGGTTTTTTGAAGAACGAAGTAGTTGATGTTTTGGGTATATCTATAGAGAATTTATCATTTCGACTAGACGTACATTTCCACTATCCAGAAGGAGATGAAAGGACTACAAGAAGCGAACCTTTAATTTTTGTGGTTAACGACTTCAAATATAAATTTATGGACACCCATAACTATTATGAAATGTATTTCATGGCTTGCCATAATACCATAGGATTATCTTCAAAATTGAATTTATTATATAGTATGACGGTGACGCATAAAGACGGACAACTCCATGAAGAGACACCAACCCCCAACCCCAGTGGGGGTTCTATAAAACCTCGTGGGGAAGAAGACGCAGAAAAAAATCCATTTAGGAAAGATCGGCTAGAAAAAAGCAAGCCCATGCGAACTCTACAGGATGCATTCGAAGCATTACAAGTAGACCTCAACGAGTCTACGAAGATCCACAAAAATCAACTACAGGATTGGCAAGCAGTTATAAGAGACAATTACACTTTTAAACTAAGAAATCCTTCTGTTCAACAAAAAGAATTGAAGATTAAATTCAACATACATCTAGATCCAAAATACAACAATTACGAGATAGACAATAGAAATTTACCTTTTGAACAACCGGAACTTGATGCGAACGAAAAGGGTATAAGAGTGATACCTTCAACGAGCGGTGAGACCTTGCTGGACCTGATTGATAGGATAATGAAAATGTCAAGAAAAACAGGAATAGATTCCGCACAGGGGTATAGTCATAAAATTTGTTTCGTATGGAGAAAACAGGGCTCAGAACTACTGTACGATATTGTCATAAAAAGGTTTGAAGTACCTGTAAATTTTTCGACGGGAAAGAATACTGGACCGGGGGAGAGCGCCAAAGAACCCTTAACATTTTTTTATTCTTCAAATCAAAACCACGATGTTAGGGCGCTGGTCGGAGTAGCTAGTAGAACGGATAAAATAGACATTGTAGAAGACGTAATAGATACTGTTTCAGGAAGAACTGCATATGGGGGTGAAAGGGAACCCATTACCGGCGAACGCGAGAGAGACCGGGAGTTTTTCATGACCGGATACAGTGGGTTCAGAGCCAAGGTTGGAAATGATCGAACCTTGGGTGTAGAATACCCCAAAGAATGGGCAGAATGTATGAAAAAACAATACAGAATGCAGTCGTTACAAGAATCAACATTCATAATAAATATTCACGGGAATCCTGATTTATACAATGACACTCTTCGAAAACCTAGTGCGGCGACAACCAGTTCTCACCCAAACGCAGTACACTACCAATTACCCGAAATACTCCCTTGGTATGCCAAGTTGAATATATATCTCGACACGAATTACGAGGATGTCGGCGGGCCAGAGCCAGAGGTATTTTATCATCAGGAATGGATGCATATCCAGAAAATAACTACGATAATTGAGGGTAGTCATTTTCACCAGACGTTAACACTTGCTAGATCGGACGATATTATATAATTATGCTTGACGAACAACAATTACTAAAAATTTTGAATTCCGAATTGGAAGTGGGCGACACCAAGTACAACTCAAGTGGTATTACTGTTGGTGTTGTGGTAGATACCGATGATCCATTACAAAATGGTCGTTTGAGGGTTTTTTGTGCTAATCTGAACGACGATCCAAAAAAAATACACCACCTCCCGTGGGCTTCATATGTATCTCCGTATGGGGGGGTAATTTCGAACGGCGAGTTTACTAGGGGGACCGGGAAGGGTCCAGAAAAGAGTCAAGGTGCTATAGCATATGGTTTCTGGGCAATTCCGGAACAAGGATCTCTTGTTCTGGTGACCTGTATAGACGGTGACGAAAGAAGAAGAGTTTGGATGGGGTGTATGCAGCCCCACAGAGAAATGCACTCGTTGTTTCATGGACGCTATGATTGGAAAGAAGGGGGCACGGTAGACGGCCCCCTTACTTCTACCAAGAATTCTATAGAACCCCAATACACTAACGCAGAAAAGGCATTTAGGGGTGAAAAAGATTCCGCAGAATGGAAAACCCGTCAATCCGAATATCAAGCGACCGGAAATGTTGGCCACGAAGAGGAGGATATGATTGATCAGCAGTATCCGGAAATTAGGGAGTCCGAGGGCGACGAATGGGTTAAGCCTATCGTAGGAGCACATGGCTATGACTGGTCTGGCAATAAAGCTCTAGGTTCATTCTTGGCCTCTAGGGTTTTCGGTTTTTCTACACCGGGATTCCATGCTTTCACCATGGACGACCGTCCTTACAATAATAGGATACGGCTGCGTTCTTCTACCGGACATCAGATAATTTTAGATGACACCAACGAAAGAATATATGTTGCAACCAACGAAGGAAAAAGCTGGATAGAGATGGATTCTAACGGGAACATCGATGGATACTCGGAACGCAGAATAAGTATGCGAGCGAAAGAAGATATTAATTTCTCTACGGATGGTACTTTTAGAGTAAAGGCCAACAAAGGAATATACATGTACGCCGGTAACACAGAGGGGCAGTCTTCACTAGATTCGGACAAACCGGAAGACGGTGAGATCAGATTACATTCAACCGCCGACACACACATATTAGTGGAAAAAAACTTACGAACTCTAGTATACGAAAACAAACTCGAAGAAATCGCCAAAGATATTTGTCAAACAGTGGGCGGTGGCATGTTTATCCAAGTAGACGGGGATGCCAATACAATATTAAATGGAGGCAATTACAGTGTGTCGGTAGACGGAGACTACAACCACCACGCTTCTGGAAACACCTCAATATTTTCCGGAAATGATAACATTATGCAATCGGTGAGTGACACTAAGATATTTTCTTTTACTGGAAAGATGGACATAGGTTCTTTGTTGGATATGTCGATAAAGACATACGAAGGAGACTTGACATTGGAAGCGTTAGAAGAAAACATGAAGTTAATGTCCAACAACGGGGCCAACCAAATAACAATGAGAAACCCTTTCATGAATTTTTTCTCCGTGGGCCAAATAGTCAGCCAAAGTGCAAAAGAAATCGCACAGCAAACCAACGACGGGTTTGGGATAGATGGCGAAAAAAGACCCACCATCGACGGCAATCTTCTCGGTGGTGGGTGCATATCTCTTACGGGTGGCGTGAACGTTTCTTTTAAACCGACGGAAATAAACTTTGACGCGTTGGACAACATCCAGATGGCCATAGACAATTCAGCTATAGCAACATCAGTACAAACAATAAACGACAATTTTAATTCCATACAGGGAACCGTAAACGATTTAGCATTCACGGTGGGGGAAAAATTGGCTGAAATTGTCGGAGTCTCCAACCCATTGGATATTCTAGATATCACCATACCGGCGTTACCCACATTTCCAAGTGTTCCTACTTTACGAATACCATCTCTAGACTTACCGGAGTTCAACTTTAACTTCTGTATAGACGTAGGGAATTTCTCGAATATAGAAAATTTCAATCCGGTACCAGATGGACTATTTTTAAATATAGATTTGGGGGGATGGACACAAGATAACTTTAAATCTTGGTTTGATCGCCAGAAACTAAATTTTGAAAATTCTATCGACGTTTTGGATATAGCGAGTAATCAGGTTGACATGAACATCAACAACGCGATAGACAACATTAAGAATAACATCAACCAAATCAAAGACTCGTTAGAAAATTTGGTGAATATAAACATCACAGATAATAGCACACATATTGCGTCATACACAACTGGAATTGGGGGACTAAATGACTCTCTCGCATCTTTTAACAGTGCCGTAAATGTGTTTAACGAGAACGTAGGATCTACTGTAGTTCCACGACTTACAATTCTACAGAATGAAACAAATGACCACCTACGGTCCCTAATTGTAATAAATACAAAAATACAAGAGACACCTGCAACCGTAAATGGGCTGGACTATACCTCTTTGGAGGAACAAGTGATTTTCTTTAATGCTTATAGCAATGCTATTTCAGAATTTGGTGGCCCGTGATGAGCAACACATGGACCAAGAACGCCGAAGTAGTACAGGACTTCGAAAACTATGCACCTGCATTTGCGGACACTCAACCCCCGTTCGCACAAAAATCTTGCCTGTCTTTAACCGAGATTGCCCCGTGGACAAACAGGGTGCCGGATCATGAACCATGGCCACGCGTTATGAAACAAGACGGGGGTGATTCCGTAAATGAAACCAACGACGGTTATAAGAACAACACAGACTGGATTGACCAATATGACAATGTAACCAACCCGGAGGGTCGAAAACCCATCGGTGTCATAGAAGGTGATTTTAAAAATGAACGTGGCCCATTGTGGAGAAGGTAATTTTTTATAAATAGTTTCGAGTAGAAAACAGCGGAACTACATGACAACGTTTTATAGGGGTCCTAGCCTTAAAAGCTACGAGGATGACAAAAAGATCTTGTTAAAAGACGTACAACTTGTAAAACAGGACTTGTTGAACAATATATTCACCTCTAAGGGCCAGCGGCTTATGATGCCAAATTACGGAACTTCTATTCAGGAATTGTTGTTTCAGCCGCTGGACCAAAACACGTTGGCACTTTTGGAACTTGAGTTTACAAACGTCTTTGATAACGATCCTAGGGTCGCGGTTCTTGATTTATCCGTCAACCCCGTATACGAAGAAAAAGCAGTTGTTGTTATAGCACACTTACGATACCTTGAAATAAATTTTAATGACACTATGGAGATAAGGTTAGAATTCGATGGATAATAGATTACAGAACATTGCCGAAAATTGGGAAAGGGCATACGATTCTTTCCAGCAAGTGAATTTTAAAGCTTGGGATTACGATAGTATTAAACAGTCCATGTTGGATTATATGAAACTGTACTATCCAGAAGATTTTAACGATTACATTGAATCATCTGACCTTGTGGCGATTATAGAATTGTTCGCTTATCTTGGGGAACTTTTGGCATATAGGATTGATTTAAACACACACGAAAACTTTTAGCCACCGCCGAGCGTAAAGAGTCTGTTCTTAGACTAGCCAAGTTTCTTTCTTACAGTGCATCAAGAAACATACCCGCGAGGGGTCTTGTTAAGCTAACCTCTGTGTCTACTACAGAATCGTTAGTAGACAGTAAAGGAAACAATATTGGAAACACTAGAATCATTTGGAATGACCCCAACAATGATAACTGGAAAGAACAATTTATTTTAGTGATGCAGAAAATTTTATCACAAAATTTCGGAACAGTTTTACCTTCAGACCGCATTCAGGTTCAAAACGTACTGTTCGAATTATATGGTACAAACAACGAGGCAATACAAGGCGAAGCAATACGCTACAGCGTTTCTGTTAACGGAGAAACTTATCCGATGGAGTTGGTCAGTGCCGAATTGAATGAATTTGGTTCAATTGAAAAAAGACCGGAACGAAAACAACAGATGAATATACTGTATCTGTCTGACGGTTTGGGTGATTCTTCTGACAATACCGGATTTTTCTTTTTTACAAAGCAGGGTGAGCTTCAACGAGAAACGTTTTTCTTGGACGGAGTGTTGCCCAATCAGACCAAGAATCTTTCTAGGACGGGGATTAACAATACCGATTTATGGCTAAACAACATAGATGATGAAACCGACGAGATATTGAGCGGTGGGGAGCGGTACAACGAACCTAGGACGGGCGAATGGCAGGAAGTTGATGTAACAAACGCACAGAACATTTTATATAACACTTCCCCCAACAGAAACAAATACGAAGTAGAGACATTGGCAGATGACGGTGTTAGATTGATTTTCGGTGACGGGAATTTTTCTAACATACCTTCAGGAAAATTTGATGTTTGGTATAGAACTTCCACCAGTCCAGAAGAAGGATTAGTTATACCAAGAAGCGCAATTCAAAATAAATCGGCCAACATCCGCTACAGAGACAACACCGGTGCAATTAGAACTTTTACGTTTACCTTCACCCTGACTGCACCGATACAAAATGCAGCACCATCCGAGACTGCGGCAAGGATTAGAGAAGTAGCTCCATCAGTGTACTATACACAAGATAGAATGGTAAACGGAAGAGATTACAACGAGTTTTTATTACAAGACAATACTATCTTAAAACTTCGTTCTATCAACAGAACTTTTGCGGGAGATTCTAAATTCATAGGTTGGCATGATCCGAAAGAATATTATGAGAACGTTAAGCTTTTCGGTGATGATATGGTCTTGTATTTTAACTCTGAGATTAAGAACTTTAACATTCTTCCAGAACAACTACCACCACAGGATGGAGGAATCAATGTCCCCCTGATTACGGCTTTGGTTGAAAATTACATTGAACCAATTTTGCGTAGACAAGACCTTTATAATTCTCTGATTTTGAAAGGAATGCAACCCGTGTTTGCCAGATACGAGTTTACATCAGCAGAACTCAGTGGGTTGTTGACAAATATCAATTCTTTGATAACATCTGCCCCAAACACACTTTACTTAACGTACCGGATACAAGAAGATCAGGCAGATAACTTTTGGCAAATCGAATTAGAAACAAACATACAGACAGATTGGGATATTGCCATAACTTCACAAACAAATAACAGTTGGATCATAAACTTTAAGACTAGGGAGTTATATGCCCACAGCCCAGAAACCAAATTCAATCTTAGTAACTATGATGAACGGGTTTTGACGTATGATACAATGAATTCGAAAAAAGACAACATTGTCGTACTGAAAGCGAACGTCGGGGTAGACGGTTGTAGTATTGGAACCAACAGACCGTTTGTTATTAGCAACGGTGTTAATGTAAATAGGGGCCTGTTGCGCGGTATTTGTGATTTTAATACACTTTCTATCCTCCCGGTGGATGAGGACAATAACGGGTTACCTGATGGAGTAGATCTATCATATTTGATAGGGAACAACGACTATGTGTATTTCCAAAGAGAAGATGGAAATGCCCCGTGGGTATACGTTCCGTTTTCGGAAGAAACCCTACAGTCTTGGTCGGAAGATTCCGCGTCTTCAACGGGCTTGTGGAAAAGGGAAAAAGGCGTCGAGGGGTTAAACTTCTTGTGGATTCACAGAACCCCCCGATACCATCTAATCGATCCTGCGGCGTCTAACATAATTGACACCTTCATTATAACAAGAGGATACTATTCCAAAGTTAGATCGTGGTTGAATGGTAATTTGGACAAAGAACCTACTAGACCAACACCATTCGAGTTGAAATCCTCCTATTCTTATTTGGTGGAAAATAAAATGATATCAGACACGATGCTATTGCAACCCGGAATAATCAAACCAATTATTGGTTCTAAAGCACAGAGAGAACTTCAAGGAACTCTAAAAGTCGTAAAGTCGGAAAACACGGTGGTTAGTGACAACAAGATCAAGACCCAGATCGTTGGGATAGTAAACAAATTTTTTGATATTAATTTCTGGTCTTTCGGTCAGCCTTTTTATTTTACGGAATTGTCTGCCGCGATACACAATAGTCTGGGGTATAATATCGAATCTGTCGTGTTGGTACCAAAGGCTGCGGGTACATTCTTCGGGGATCTTCACGAAATTGTTCCAAAAGAGGACGAGATATTGCAAGCGAGCATAAGTGTTGATGATATCGAAATTGTTCAAAATCTAGATTCAAAAACACTAGTGCAAAGATTGTAAGCACAAACACATTTAATGCGAGACTTATAAATATTTCCAAACAAGATTTGTACTACTAAATGTCTCGAAAGCACATCACCGACTACAAAAAAGGAGAGGTAGTTGATACCTCTTCTTTACTTCCAGAATATTCTCGTAGCCGACTTTGGAACGGAATTTCCAACAACATCTTAAACCGCTTCCTCACAAAAAAGAATTTTGAAGAAGTAACGGGATATGTTGGAAAAGAAATAGACAATTCGGTTTTGTCTAGAATATCAGAAGGTAGAGAGTATTTGCAGAAGAACCAACTCCAAGAGGTTATCAGTGCAACTCTGGGTGCGGAAACCAAGTTCTTGACATTTGAGAAATTCCTTAAAAACCTAGAACGTGATGGGGTGGACCTTGAGAGTTTTGGTGAATGGGGTAAAGCGTTACAATTTAATTTTCTACCTCCTGTAAACATTGATAAGATAATAAATTATCAAGACTACTACTGGACTGACAGAAACACTACTCCAAACTATATCACAGTAGAAGTCCAGAGAACCCGTTCAGAAGCAAAATACGACGAGTTGAAGAAAGGTGTTTTCTCTGACATTATTACATCTAACCCAACAACTAACCTCGACTCTGAGAGTGCTGGAATTTTTATCGTCCACGATGTAGAACAGAACATATATGTAGCTGTGGTTAAAGAAACAGACGGTAGTTATCTGAGTCTTGATGGTTGGACTCTAAACCTGACTTCGTTTAATGAGTATGTTCGTTTGGATAGAGAAATTGTTTCTTTGGAAAACACAGAACTTCGAGTATCCGGGTCATTTTTGACGGGGGCTCGTGAAGGTTTTATTTTAAGTTTATATACGGATTTGGATGGTATACAAGAATTTGTCGAGGTTCAATCTTACGAGTTTGACGAAGACAATAATGAAAGTGTATTCACGCTTAAAACTGTCCCCCAAACCTCCCCTACACGGGTATCTGTTCATGCTTATGCATACGCCGCTAGAAGTGAATCCATATATTTTCAAGATGTGGCAGAGCCACAGCAGGTTGACGAAATAAACATCTATGACCTCGGCGAGCCCGTATGGTATGACCGTCGGGAAGTTTTTTCGTCAAATGGGGGCTTCGTACTGTCACTTGGCGAAAACGAAGTAATACAATATTTCGGTGGACCCGCGTCAGAGCTTGTTGTCGGTGCCGAGTACGGAATCAAAATAAATAGTGGCCCAAACACAGGGGACCATGATTTATCTAGTTGGGTCGAAGGTGCAGTTTTTGGTGACCCTGATAGATTTTTAGTTGACGGTGTTGAATTTTTCAAAGACGAAAATATTTCTTATCAAATATACGTCAAAGATAGTCTATCTGCAAATGTATATGCCCAAGAAAATGATTTTTTCTTCGATACGACCACTGACATTTTATATCAATGGATTGACGGACAGTGGAAGACGAAAGTCAGGTCTTTTTCTATATTGTACGAAAGTGAAAACAGCAAATTACGAGCGGACAGCAACGACTGGGCTGATGAAAACAAGTGGGTACACAAAAACCAAATTACGAATCTTTCGGAAAGTCGTCAGGCAACACAACCGATTATAGAATATAAGAACTACATAGAGCTTTCCTACTTTTCCAAATTTGAATTTGAATGGGCTTACCGAAAGACAGTTGAAGATCAATACAAAAAAGTTGAAGACCAACCCAATCTTTTAGAAATTAGACCTATAAAAATAGAAGAATCAGATAGCGAAAATGTCCCAGTTTTTCAGTTAGCTTCAAACGAATTACTACTACCGGCCAGATTTGGTAATATGGAATCGGTTCTCACAAAGGGCGACAATATAAATCTCGTTGGATTTAACACCAACGACGGCCAGTACACTATTGACAGTGTAGAATTTGTACAATTTACTCCGGGTGAAAGATATCAATCCGTTATCCGGGTAGTAGAGAATTTCTTCAGCGTGGGCGATGACATTTCTGATGGAGGGGGAACAATCTACCCGGAACGTACCAGTTTGGGGGATACTTTTGATCCACTGGTTACTCACTGGGCTTTTGTTGGAATAAAAAATATCACAGCCAGTGGTGCAGAGCCCGAAAAAAACCCCATGCTAGATGGACCTGCTATACAAATTAAGACAGAGACAAATAGCGTTTTCCAAGAATACCAAACCAAAATAGGGCTATACTGGCAAGAATTCAACCCTACTTCTACAATAAATGGAGCTAGGTTGGAGCTTGATGAATCTCTTACGGATTTGTGTTTGATTGAGGATTACCAAGAAGGAGACCTTCGTCTGTATATCGACGGAAAAAGAATATATGGAAGACATACAGACATTCCCGCCAACAATACCAATTACGTTGGGGCTATTGTTCTAGATAGTGACCTAGTTATCACCCCGGACACGCTAGTTCGTATCGAATTAGGAGAATATTGGACACACGACATCGGTCGAAAAGACGTTGTAGTGGTTGATCCTACGGGAAATTCACCAGATATCTATAACCTGTCTCGATATAAGAGAATAGAACAAACTAAAACCAAAACTAACCAATATCCCTTGTTCAAAATATATGATATTCTAGGAAACCCACTAGAAGAATCTAACTCTATTTTCTGGTTTAAAGAAAATGGAGAATTTGAGTTGAATAGAACGTTAGACCTAAGAGCAGAATACAAGAGGAATGAACGAGATCTAGTTTTTGAACACGGTCTTGTGGATTCTGAAGGAAAATTACGCTGCTATTTAGATTTAAGGGACAATAAGATTAAAACTATTTGGAAGAAAGGAGAGTTTAATGAACAATCCGTCCCAGAAAAAATAGAAAGTGACTGGGACATACCCAACAGTTGGAAATATAACATACAGCATGAGCTTAGAAAGGAAGTAAGTCTCACCGACTTATTTAGACATTTCAAAACTATAACATTAGCACAAGAACCGACAAAATACAATTCGACAAACCCAGAAGAAGTGTTTCATGCTTTGAACAATCCAAACTTCGGATTGGGTGGTACCATCAAAGAACACAACGGCAACCTCGACCTACTAGTCTCTGCGATGTTGGGGGAACAAATTGATATACCCAAAACTTTAGATTTTGTGGGGGACGCATACGAACGACTTACTTATAGGTGGACATTACGATATCTAGAAAATCTTTCTACTTTTTTAGAAATGTCAGAAGTCGATTTAATAGAAAACTTCGAAAATTACACCGAAAATAACACAAGATGGGATCGTTTGTTTGGAGATTCTTTTAGTTACGCTGATGGATATGGGATCAAAAACGTAATATCAACTTCGGCAATTTTGAGAATGACGGGGCTTTCTAAACCTTCTATATTCAAACGGGGTGAAGACTGGATAGTCAAAAGACACGATGGCACATATTTCACATTAGATATAACGAACGCTCAGAAGAGCAAATTCTACGGAATACTAACCAAAAATACACAGAAGGTGTCCGAAGACAGTGAAGCTTTCCCGGATATAGCAGATTATGCAGAAGGAGACTATTTGGTTAGGGGGGTTTCTTCCGAAAAAAGCATATCTTTGTATCAATTAGAATCAGGTTCATGGACCGAGATTGATGTGATCGGACAAATTGCCAATTTGCTTTACGAGTTGGAAACTCTGTTATACTCTGCCGGACAGCACAGAGAGCCATTAGACGAATTTTATAATCTAGAGTTGACTAAAACAAACAGTCGTTTTAGAGATCTTGAAGAGACCGAATTTTTGTGTTTGGTCGGAGAAGATGCACTACACAACACCGCGTTCCAGAGCGGGGATGCTTTTACATGGAACTACGCCAATACCGACATAGCAACACATCCACTTTCCGGAGTTTTTTCTGCTAGGGGAAAGGCATCGTGGCAGGGATTGTATGAAGAAATATATGGAACAGCATATCCCCACCGAGAACCTTGGATCTTGCAAGGTTATGAAGAAGAGCCCACATGGTGGAAGACCACATACAAGAATAACGATTTAGGAATAGATCGATTCTGGAAAGAAACTATGTGGGATAACATATTCACTGGAGTCGTCCCAGCCGGACAAGAATTACCAAATGGAACTATTTCTACTGGCAACAGTGGAGAAACTCAAATTTACGATTACTCTCCCGTTAACGTAACCGGAAGTACCGTGGCGGGTATTGCTAGTGATGAACTGGCACCACCATATTGGGATGGTTCGCTATCGGCAGACCCCCGCTTTAAACCACTATTCGACAAGAGTCTTGGCAATTATGTATCTTCTCCAAATGCGGATTTTCTTTTTGGACAAGATGGTCCAGTTGAGTGGAAATGGAAAAATAGTAGTAGCTACTTATATTTCTTGCTCAAGGCGTCTTTTTTGTGTGATCCAATAGAATTTTTTAGCAGAAACTATGGTGATGATTTGGTACAAGTAGATTGCTTGCTTGCTAACAAAGAAACCCAAAATATAAATCCACATTTTAAAACTCTATTCCACGGAGACTACAGAGAAGATGGCACGGTTTATTATTCTGCGGGTATACAGCAGTGGATCGTTAATTACAATAGATATCTGGAGTTAGACGGGGGATCTTCTGACTATAGGGATTTATGGATTGGTTGGAATGTAAACGCAGCATACATTTTTAACACTCTGATCAACGACACTACATTAGGTGTTTCGGGGGACCAGATCGACATAGTTGCTAGAGATTATGCGACATTCATTGATCGCCAGCTAAACTCGACCGAAAATACATTCTCCGCGATAAATTGGGCGGTCCAAAAAAGAGCCCCAATCACGGAAAGAACTCATTACGAAACAAGCAACTGGGTTTTCAAACCATATATTAAAAGTCCTAAAAAGAAGAAAACTATAGAATATTATCCACCACAAAATTACCAAGTTAGATTGGTGGGAACAAATACTTTTACAACCGGTGGGTATCAAATCAAGGCCACAGAAATAGACTCACCTAGAGGCTTTTGGAGAGCTATATATTCTTCACCTTTAGCGTTGACGGATGTTACTGGGTTAACGGCAGGGCCATACCAGTTTACTATTGATATCGACGGCACAACGTCTACTGTTGTCACCATAGACGGGTCACTCTCTCCCAATACTCCGACAGTTGGTGACGTTATCGCCAGTATCAATGATCAAATAAGTGGTGCCTTTATCGATTTAGAAAACGGATATTTGATCATCCGCAGCGAGGCCACGGGTCTCGGTTCTTCAATAAGCATTAGCCTAGACAGCCTTTTTCCCGTAATATCTTCGGGCTTAGTGTCTGAGGACGGCATAACTGATTTCGAGTTCAAAAAAATATTCTATGTTTATGGCAACGTTTTGGGAGAGTTTTCGGCTGGTGACCAGATAACGGTCTCTTCTTCTACCAACTATGGTGGGACGTATACAGTTGACGACGTAATATACGATTTTAGAAGAAACGAGACTCTAGTTAAAGTCTTGGAAGATGTTGTTATAACTGACGACATCGTAGACGGAATTGTAAGCCCAGAAAATACCATAACAATCCCGTGGGAAACCGGGCAAGAGGTATTTTTAAACACAGACGGGGTACTACCGGGAGAACTACTGAATTATATTCCCTATTATATCGTAAAGATTAACGGTACAACATTCCAGATTTCAGAGAGTGAAGACCTAGCAAAATTGGGAACTGTTATAAATTTTGCCACTGCGGGTTCTGGTAACTTCTGGGTCGGAAAAGTCACAAACACGTTTAAACCGTTGAACAGAATAGACTATGCATTCAGAAGACATGAACCAGACACTCGCCTCGTTAAAACCCTCTTTGAAGCTCAAAACGTAACCAGAATACAATCTCTCATAGATATTCTCTTTGGTTATGAAGCTCTGCTGGAAGATCGCGGTATTAAGTCAGTTCCTTTTGACAAGACCAATAAAGCCGAAGACAGTGGAAGAGACAATGAATGGATTTTGGAAATTGAAAAGTATATTGTGTGGCTAGACACTCTAATACAGAGAGCAGAAGAACTCCCCCCGAGAATATCTGCAACGGTAAACGTTGATTCTAGCTCTTTTATCAGTCCTTCTGGACAGTTCTTGGCGACTGGACAGGCCGTAAGGTTGAAAGCGGGTGAGGGTGGAACGGTGCCGGAAGAATTAAACAGTCCATTTAATGCGTTTGTACCATACTACGCTATTGTTACTAGGTCTGGTGCTATTCAGTTGGCATATTCCAAAAACGACGCCACTGCCGGAAGGTTTATAGAGTTTTCTACCGGCTCCGGGGAAGTGTATTTGGAAATTTTCAAAAGTGACAAAGTTCTTCCTAAAATGATGACCAATCCATATTACAACCATTTTGTTGTGAGCCACGATAGAGGGTTACCTTCGAGTTTTGAGAGGGCCAGAAACGGGTTATTCGAAAGACAAAATGTTTTGGATGTTAATGGAGAATACATCGACTTAGAAAATTTATTATTTTTCAGGAATGACAGAGAAACAAGCGTTTTGTTAACACAGAACAGCGAAAATAAGATTGCGGGTGCGGATTATTCTATTTTCGAGGTGTCGCACATTTGCAGGTTTAATCAGTACACTAGCGGTAACAAGTTAATATATGATCCCTTTTTAGGAATCAAAACCCCTAGGGTGTTTTTAAGTTTTCTGAGGCCGACAGAACCCACGGGAAGACTCCATGTGGGGGGTTTGGTTTTGAGTGACAACTCCTTAATAGATAACATCGAAAAATCGATACAAGATATAAGAGACTATTACGATGTATACAACAACATTAGGGGTGATGATACTACAGAGGCAGTCAGAAGGTCCGTGGGGTATCAGGGACCAAAACAGTATATGGAAAACTTGGGTATTAACGAAAAGTCACAGTTTGTATTTTGGAAATCTTTTGTACAAAACAAGGGTACAAATTTTTCACTTGAGGCTTTTACAAATCAACGTGCATTAACCGGAGTAACAGTTGATGAGTTCTGGGCATATAAACTATGTGAGTTTGGGGATTCTAAGAAAAAAGCCTACCCTGAGATAAAACTCAATACGGATGACGTAATTAGAAAGGAACTTCGACTTGAATTTGTTCCACCAACTGGCGGAACTATCGGAAAGGACTATATTCCTATTCGACTAACTGATTTTAACCGTTGGGAAAATCTTCCAGATGTTGTGGATCTAATGAAGCCGTTCAAGGGTTATTTCTTAGATGTTGAAGAAACTGAAATATTCACGAATGCTGAAAATCTAATACAAACGTCAACGATCACAAGTATTACCAATAATCCGGTTTTACGATTGAACGTCCCTGTTTATGGTGCTAAGATCGAGTATGAAATTTCTGATGAAAAATTCATTGCCAGCGAAGGTGTGGATTATAGATTTATAAACGGGTTAGTCATAGAATTCATTGCTACAAACATCGAGGTGTGGCAGAATATTACTGTTACTGGGTTGAGGTATTCATACGACAGTACTAACATTTTCAAGTTGATAGATAACAAACGTGAGGAACGGGTGGTTGCCGATATTCCTATATGGAACCCGGCTTTTGGACAAGAAAACCCAGTAGGAAATTATCCAATAGATTTTAAGCTAGAAAAAGATCCAGCCTCGTATACTTTGGATTTTGATGTTAATTCTTCCAGTGGCGCGTTTATCAAGAGAGAAAGTTTTTGGGAAGAAAAACAGATAGGAAAAGTTTGGCTGGATATAACCAAAAAAGGATACGTTCCTTACTACGACAAATTCATTTTTCCAAATCAAGAAGAGCGCAGTCTGAAGTGGGGCAATTTAGCAGATTACGGAGAAATAGAAATGTATCGCTGGACAGAAAGTGATTTCTCACCAGAGGATTATATTAACGAAGTAGAGAAACAGTCTCTAGAAAATATACCACTGGGGGAAAAGTTGACAGGAAATCCAAAATCTGTGGTTTATAAAAAAGTAGTAAATCCCGGAGCGGGACAAGCCCGGTGGGAAGAAGAAAAAACCATTGTAAGAAGTTTCCCCAAGGCCGGGATAGAATCGTCAGATTTGGAAGATTTCACACCTGAACAATTTCTTGACCTGTACGTTAATGGAAAATTTACCTTAAGGTTTAATTATGTTTCCTATGACGTATTTTTGGCCACGCTCGCATTAGCAGAAACCTTCGGGCTTGATATCCCCGACAATTCAATAATTACGTTGGTAAAGGAAGCTGTTGTCCCTAGCGAAGAGGAAATTGATAATGGTGATTATATCCGGGTACATCCCCACAGTAAGATAGACTACATAGACCGCGTGAGCGGTGATATAAAATCAAAGTATTACTTTTGGGTTAGAGGTGACAAATCACAGAAGTTGTTGAATAATACTACACTTACTCTTTTTGACGCGGAGCGTGAACTCTCAGATATGACCAAACCCTACGCCGTTATTGAAGGATTCCGTGAGGAGGGTGATGGTTATGGTGTGTTGTTCGGGGCAACCTACGACCCCGACGACAACAATCTACCATTGCGATTCTCTCAACTTATCATCAAAGGTTTGGCAAACAGCGTTAAGAATAACTCTGATTATGTACTAAGACTTCGGAAAGATTTTACATTAAGAGATGATCTGGGTCTTGATTTAGAAAAAAAGAACAAACACGTAGATTGGAAACTTATTAGAAAGAACCAAACTTCTAAAATCGATTTTATTCTTTGGAGAAAAGTGGTTGAAAGTACTACCGGATTTGAAGTTGTGGACGAATTGTTCAACATTGACGAGAGAGTCCCGGTTCCGTCTGAAGAAAGAGTCAGATACGATGTATTAGTGCGCGGCGCTTCTACACGAATTGGACTGGGTAGAGAGCAAACTTTAGTTGATAGAGACATCCTAAGAAAACTTATTACTCAGGTGCTGTTTGAACCGAACAGAAAATGGTCTGTTGGTGATATAGAAGCGTTCTACGAATCTTATGATCTAACGGTACCAGAGGGATACGTACAGCTACTCAGAGCGATATATGCTCTGTTCACCGTGAAAGAAGTCAATGACATCTTTTTTGAGATTCTGGAAAATTCTATGATTGCTAAGAAAAAGCACCCGGACTTTTTCAAGACTTCGTGGGTGGCCGTAGATGTTGGAAATGCGGGTACTATTTTAGAAGGTGAGACGCTGGAAATTGTTAAAGTGGTTGGTAGTGAATTAGAGTGTGCTGTAGACGTACCACCACCACCAACTCCTACCCCCACCCCAACCGTGAGTGTTACACCAAGTGTTACACCAAGTGTTACACCAAGTGTTACACCAATACTATCACCCACCCCAACCCCGTCGGCTGCATCCGTACCAATCTGGGTAGATATTACGCCTGATACATATTGGACTGGTGATCCAACTACGGGTGACGGACAGACCCCAACGGTATACACCAACCCATGTTGGACGAAAAGTTTTGAAGGGTTCAATAGTATGAACATAGTTATCAATCCTGCATATGAAAACATTAACATTCAGGGTGTTAGATTTACATTAACATCATCGGGTACAGGCGGTGTGTCGGGTGACACACAAGTGACTTTTGATGCGATATCGGGTGGGGCGGGGTATCAAGCAATGGAATTGGTGGATGGCGTTCCCCAGATATTTGAATATACCGGACTATCTGGAATTATAGGTACTGGTGCTAATATTGATATTCTTGGATTTGCGTTTTCAGGTGAAATAACATTGTGCTCTATTGAAATTTTAACGTCTGATATCATACCATAAGTACAATAGCCGGACGGAAATCCTTCTATATACTAAATAGTAACGAGGTATTGATAAGTTTTTCCACGACACAGAAAGGTAAGGCTTTCATCGTCGGGAACATGGTGGAATAAAAACATATGGTACAAGAAAATAACAGTCTAAGCAGTCACTACAGTCAAGAGCAGATTAGAAAATATCTGATTCAATTTATGGCTATTTTTTCTGGTCTTCAAGTGAGTGTGGGGAAAAACGATTTCAATTCCGAATCAAATTTGATACGGGTTCCAGTTATTCATGGCTCCAAAGATAGGGTAGTAGCCCATATTATGGCGAGAAACTCCCCCAATATACCGGTCAAACTTCCTATTCTTAGTGTTCGGTTTTCAGATATGGAATTGGCACTGGATCGTATGAGCGGCATGAGAACCATAGATAAATCTGTAACTTTTCCTAGAGGGGGAGTTTTCCCTGATGATCTAAGAACAATCGAAAAACTTAAACCAATCCCGTGGAGAATCCGAGGAGAGGTTAACATTCTAACATCTAATTTGTTTCATCAATATGAAATACTCGAACAAATAGCTTTAATATTTGATCCAGATCTTCTTCTGTATACCTCAGATGACCCCGACGACCACACTGCAATACACCGAGTGATGCTAATGTCTATTGACAATGAAGAAAATTATCCCGCAGGAGGTGAAAGAAGAATACTTTCGTTGAATCTGTCATTCCAGATAGAGGCTTGGTTAAGTGCTCCTGTAAATGTAAGAGACGATATTATACAGAAAATAAAATTGAGAATACAAAATCTAGAAAAAGCTGCTAGTTTTGAAGAAGTAAAACAAATAGCAGCGTCCCGTGGAATGGAAGACGATTATGAAAATATATTTGATATTGATGACTTAGACCCACCACCTAGGTAAATTTACAATTTCCAAATACACGCCTAATAAATATCATTGAACATTTGCGATAATTCAGGAGAATAAAATATGGCAAGTTTAATTAGCCCCGGTGTAAGTGTAACCATTGACGACCAAAGTTTTTTCATTCCGGGTCGTGCGGCTACAATTCCGGTAATTTTCATTGCGACTGCTGACGAGAAAACACAGCCTGACGGCGTGACTCCAGCACTTGGTACATATGAGTATGGAGTTTTTAGAGAAGTAACGTCTATCCGTCAGGCCGTTGAACTATACGGAATTCCTAGATATTTGGAAAGTGTTGATGGCCAACCGTTCCACGGCGACGCCAGAAACGAATACGGTTTGGATGCGTTAAACAAATTTTTGGAAGTTGGTAACAGAGCATATGTTGTCCGTGCCAACGTGAACTTGGACGATTCTATTACTGGAATCCGTGCATTGTGGGGACGCAAAATTTCAGAAGCTTCTGATTACGTTTGCGAGCTTTTCGAAGATTACCTAGCAGAGTTCAACGAAGAAAACGAATTGTATGGCCCAGCAGCCTCTACAGAAGTAGCTGGTTCTGACGCGAAACTTTTGATTGAAGAGGCTCTTACTGACCTATTCAACGTATATTCTTTCTCTTCCAAGAACAGAACAGGAAACAACAATCTTTTCAAGCAAAATTTCTTAGAGGATAACAACGTTGCTAGGTCGGGGTACCAAGAAATAGTATTTGATACAACCGGGGGCTTCCTAACCACCGATGATGTTACTGGACTGAATAACGATGCCACCACTTACGCATTTACCATTAGCATAGAAGGTGCAGTGCCGCAAACGGTTTCTCTAGATGGTGCGGCTATTCAGACTTTTGGAGAATTGATAGACGAAATTAACACCGAACTCGGTGGTGACGCTTTTATAGATTTTGTCGCGGGTCGTTTAAGAGTAACTTCTGCTTTGTCTGGGGCCACTTCAAGTATTGAAATAGAAGAAGGCGTTTCTGGTGCGACGGGACTATTTAGTTCCTTGAATCTATTCTTGTTCCTAGCTGACCCAGTACAGGGTCTAGGCACAGACCAACTATTAATTTTTGCCGACGGCTATGAAAATGCTGCCACTGGGGATTATTTTGGTCTGTATAATGCAATTGATGACAGTTCTTCGTACACTTGTCCAGAAATTGTGGCACTGTTGTCTACTGCCGCTAACGAGTATGAGTTGACAAGAGAGTTCAGGAATTTCACCAGTTTGGGTATTAATGATGCTGAAAGAAGAGCAGAAATCGTAGCCCAGATGCAAGCTGCAATCAATGACCCGACCCTTGGTGTGAGAAACCCTGACGCTTATTCATATAACCTACTAGTAGCTCCGGGATACCACGAGCTTACGGACGAATTGAATAGGATGGCAGTTGACATGTTGGAAGAAGTATTTGTAATCGGTGAAACCCCGTTTGACAGACCGCCAACTGGATTTAACGGTATTACCACTTGGGCTCTTTCTTCAGAAAGAACCACATATCCCGGCGCTGCTTACTACTATGGTCACGGAATTTCTTCTAATCTCGACGGTAGAAACATTCTAACCACCTCGGCCTCTACTGCCTTGAGAGTCTATGCTTTCAATGATAGAGAGACTGCCTTGTGGTACGCACCAGCGGGTGTCGAACGTGGATCATGTCCTCACCTAACAAAAACTGGTTATGTTTCTGGGAACTTGGGGGGTCCTACCACATTTGTAGAGGAAGATCTCAATGTTGGTGCTAGGGATTCGCTGTATGAGTTTCCTAAAAACATCAATCCGATCACACGCATATCCGGAAGAGGAATCTTGGTTCTTGGCCAGAAAACTGTGTACGGTGCCGTATCTTTGAGAGAATCCGTAAACATCGAAAGATTGTTGAGATACATCAAAAGAGAAGTTCGTAGAGGGTTGTTCCCTTACCTGTTTGAACCAAACGATCAGATTACTCGCGATCAGGTGAAAACTACTGTGGATAATTTCTTGTTCGGATTGATCAACACTAGAGCATTGTTCGACTTCGCTACAATTTGTGACGATTCCAACAATACTCCAGATCGTGTTCAGCGCAAGGAACTTTGGATTGATGTGGCCTTAAAGCCAGTAACAGCGGTAGAATTTATCCCTGTTACTATTAGAGTGGTTGCTTTAGATGCAGACATCGGTGATCCGGGTAGCATTATCGCAAACCCACCATCTAACACGTAATAGATAAACCGTGCGGTAGAAAAGAAAAAGCCCCGCTCGCGGGGCTTTTTTATGGTTTATTCCAAACCCATTTATTACTTCCACAATCCCATATTCGATACCACCCTTCTTTTCTCCTGTTCTCGTATTCTGTCATTTGCGGGTCGTCATTATACTGCAATTAGATTTTAAATCTAGAAGAAATTTTTTTGTAAAATTGATTAACCCTAGATTCTAATCTTTTTCTATTTTCAGATTCTAAATATTTTCTAAAGTTCGGGTGTTCTTCTTCAATTAATTCATAGAACTTTGTGGAAAACTTTTTGGCGTCTTCGCCGATTGTTTCTTCTTTTAACTTGTCTATAGCCATTTTATAAGTAGCCTTTCTAGACGCTAGACCAGCATTTTCGGCTTTTCGGTTAAGGCTTTCGATCTGACCCTGTAACCGTTCCAAATAACGATTCATTTTCTCAACACCCAACATGTATGCTTTTTCGAAAAAATCTTTGCTGTTGAACTTTTTGCTTTTTTCATGATCCGTAAGTTGGTCAGAACCGTCAACTCCCTGATCCTCTAAATTATTAGCAATTTTTGCAAGTTCTTTGATGACTGGTATTGCAATTTTTTTATTTTCAATAAAGTCATCTACCGCACCAATTTCTGGTAGTGTTGGAGTTTGGATAACTATGGCGTATGTATCAGAATCTTTCCTCTTGGCCGCTCTTATTGATTCGGAGTTTCCTTGAATGATAACGATATCAACATTTGAAAAGAATCCATTTTGAATAACTTCCCCCAAATTGTATTCCAGTTTTCCGTTATTTGCGTCATAATGTGCATTGTCCAGATTGTCTACGAATGCATGCAAAGCGAGAGAAGCCCTGTTGTGGTTTTTGCCCATGTGTTTATCCTTATGTGATCGAAGATATTTATAGAATAAAAAGTATCAGAATCGATAAATAATGATGAACACTAAAATACTTAGGAGTTAAAGAGTATGGCAACAATCGCTGATATGGGAATCCCCGGTGACCTAGGAGAAGGTATTTCACAACCTCTATATAAAAATCGCTGGAGAATTCAAATGAATTTGAGAGGTCAGGATGGGGATGGCGTAAGAGCGGTTACATCAATGGCCATCACGGCTGATAGACCAAAAGTAGAATACGAAGAAATTCAATTAGATAGATATAACTCTCGTGCATTTCTACAAGGAAAGTATACCTTCCAGCCTATCACGGTCGTAATAGAGCCAGATATGGGTGGAAGATGTCATTTGGGCATCCAGAGACAAATGGAAGTACAGCAAAAACTTATTGGTCCGGATCGTGGTTTGTATCTGGGCCAAGCAGAAGCAGGATCTGACTACAAGTTTTCCATGATAATGCAATTGTTGAATGGTTCTCACCCAAACGCGGGTGGAACTGCAATTTTGGAAGAATGGTTTCTTGAAGGGTGTGCTTTAAACAATGTTGATTTTGGGGACCTAGATTATCAGGCGTCTGAAACAATTAAAACCACTCTGACGGTTCGTTATGACCATGCATACTTGGTAGTCCGTGGAAGAGCGAAGTCTGCCCTAGGCGGCGCTGCTTAAAGTATATAAAGCTCAATTGAAAAATACAAAAAAGGCCACAAAAATGTGGCCTTTTTTTATAAATAAAATAAAGGTGTGGTATCTTTACATGAAAATCCTAGCTAGAGTGCAATACGCTATACGTCAAGGTAACTTCGATGAAGCCAGAGAAGTCTTGAGTCAACAATCACAAACCTTTTTAGTGAATGATTTCGGTCCTAGTTTTGTCGTCGAGCCTGAACAACAAATAGACCTTAGTTACGCAGATTTGCAGAAAGACTATGGCGGCGGTAGGGTCTCTAGGGGGCTTATCTTCCTAGAATTGGTATCTTTATCAAAAAAGGGGAAAAATCTAAATAGTGTGTTGTTGTTTGATCGAATTCCCCAATATGCTAGCGTAAAAGCTTTGGATTTTGCGAAAACAACCGATGATAAGATCAGATTCGTTTCGGAAAGTTTGGGAATTGGAAACCTTGTATCTGAATTGAGCATCTATAAAAAAGACCTACATGAAAATACTAAGACTAGATTGGTAGAAGTGTTTGATCAAGTCAATTCCGGCACATTCCTGAGAAAGAACAATGAAGATGTTCTTTCTTTTCTCAGAAAAAGTGTTAGAACATTAAAAATTTCGAAAGAGAGACTGGTGATTAGATAATGACTGGTATAATAACAGGCCCGCTTTTATACACAAACGGAAGCGCTCCCGGACCAAGAGTCGCAGATAAATTTGCCTCTAGCGAAGCCCCAAAACTAAAATTTAACTTTTTTATCAAATTTCAATTTCGTCAAAATTCTCCTCCCAATGCCGAGTCTTTGGGTGAATTGTCAATAGAATCAAATTATCTACCAGTAAAGACAGCAGGTAGAATCACCCCTATCATCAATTACAAAGATGTTAACTATTATGGGTATAGGACTAAAGTTGCTACTAAAACCGATTTTTCGGTCCTGAACGTTACTCTGTATGATGATTCCAGCAACAGAAGTCATGAATTGGTCGACAGCTACATGAAAGCCATCAGTCCTCTAGCCGACGCTAACAACGCTGATAGTGTAAGAGGTCTTACTACTGTTCAAGCACTACAAAACGGTAGTGAATTGGGCATTATAAAAACTATAACACTATGGCACGTGTCGAATGGTGGAGATAAGAAAACACAATACGAATTTTTTAATCCCAAAATAACAAACATTATAGCAGACGAACTTGATATGTCTGCATCTGACGTATCCTTAATCAATATTGCTTTTGTTTACGACGGATACAAAGTTACACACCTTTAAGTTTCAAAACTAAAATCATACCATAAATATGTCTGCCAATATAAGGAGTAGATATTATGCTTAAACCACTAAGAGACGAGGTGTTTGTCGAAATCGAAGAAGCCGAAAAAAGAAAGTCTGGGATAATTTTGCTCGGTGGATCGGGCAATAGTAACACCGGGACCGTCAAAGCAGTGGGTCCCGGATTCCGAAACCCTCACGGGGTTGTTGAGAGTATTCCGCTTAAGCTGGGAGACCGAGTGTTTTTCCCTAGGGGTACGGGGTTGCGTATAGAACATGAAAGAAACGAATTCCTCATGCTTAAGTTTGGCGATATCATGGGTAAGATAGAGGAATAACAATGCCTAAGCATAGACCCACATCTGGTGGGCGGTGGGCTGAAGGCCAGTTTCAACCAAAAAACCCAGAAAAATATCTAGGAGACCCAAATCAAATTTTCTTTCGATCTTCGTGGGAACAAGAAGCATTCAAGTTCTGCGACAATAACCCTTACATAATCAAGTGGGCGTCTGAAGAAATCGCTATACCATACCGCAAGCCTAGTCCCACAACCGGAATGTTGGTAGATTCCATATATCTTCCGGATTTGTTCGTTGTGATTAGTGATGAAATGGGCGAGATTCGCAGGGAATTGATTGAAATCAAGCCTAAAAAACAAACACAAAAATCAAGAGCTAGAAAACCGTTACAGCGGGCAAACGAAGAATATACTCTTATGGTCAATCGTTTGAAGTGGGAAGCGGCAGAACATTGGTGCAAGCAACGCAATATAAGGTTTAGACTTTTGACCGAAGACGACCAGTTCTTATAAATAATTCAATGAATAGCAATGGTTTAACCAGATTATGTATAAAAAAACAGTAGAAGAAACGGCAGCAAGCGGTTCTGTGGGAGCACACTCCATAGCCGTAAGAACAGACGGCGCGAAAGACGATTTCCCAACCCAACGTAGGGGTGGGAGTTTTTTAGACTTTATGGAAAAATTTAACTCTCGTCTCAAGAACAAAGCAAACATGAAACTTGTCGATTCTAGTAGACCTTTCCCTAAAAAGCTAAAAGAAAACGTATCTTTGGATCAAGTATATTCTAAACTTAGTGGTATTCGAAATCAGGGTAGAATGGAAGACAACAATACATCCACTTACGGGGTAGAAGACGACGACGGAAACTTGATGAAAATTACCGTTAGAGGAGATCAGGCCGAAAAGTTTGAGGTTGCTTTAGCACAAGAGTTGGGTGAGCTTGAAAATTACAAGATGACAGGCAGGGGTGGTTATGGAAGAGAAGTTTCCATAGCAGAAGTTCTATATAACCTCAAACAACAGTTTGATATCATCACAGTAGAGTTTCCCGAAATACCCACTAATAAAGTTTACAATGCGGACAAGGTTTCTGATCCAGAAGATGCAGAGTTCGGTGAAGAAGAATTCCAGAAAGACGACGCCGATTTTTCTGATGATGAAGAATTCAATATGGACGGCATGGATGACACAGACGGCGATGCTGGCGGGATGGATGATCTTGGTGACGGCGACGACGAAACACCGGAAGACAGTGAACTTCCAGAGGAAGAAGATTTGGGTGTTGAGTTTGGTGATGAGGAAGAAGACGAGGGCGGTGCCAGCGGTCTACTGAAAAATATTGTCCAGATGTTGACTAAACAAGCAGAAGCACAAGCAGCACAGGCAGAAGCAGAAGCCGAAAAATCTCGCGCGTTGCAAGCTGAATACACTGCAATGGCCGCAAAAGAAGAGATGGCAAAACAGACCGAACTTGCCAAAATGGAACGAGAAATGGAGGCACAGAAAGAGAGAGAAAAGGACGCCAAAAAGATGGCGGAGTTGGCCCGTCACAAATTAAGCAGTGTCTCTGAAGGTGGATCGTTTTTGGGCACCCTATTAGAACTAGACGATTTGGAAAACGAAATGACCATGAGGGTGAAAAGGCGACAAGCCCAACAGATCGAAGACCCGGCGGAAAGACGTTTGAGGCTTCAGAGTATCACCTCTGACAGAAGGCTTGTGGCACATCGAAATCAGAAAGAAAAAGAAGAGCGCGAAGAAGAAGAGCGAAGAGAGAAAGAAGAGGGAGATGACAATGCACCTCAAACGATACACAATAGGAGAGAACAAAGATGAGAATCGAATATGTTCTCGAATATGTTCTCGAAATGATAGAAGATGAGTTTGAACTGTTTGAGGAAAACGAACTATTCGAAGATGGTTCACTGATTCCCGAAATACCGGTTAAGCGTTCCAAGAGAACAGTCACTCGACAGTTTAAACGCTATGGTAACAAGTTTGACCGCCAATACCGTTGTATGACTGGGCCTAGAAAGGGTAGACTCGTAAAAAACCCACAAAAATGCGGAATGCGAAAAGACCCAAAGCAGGTGCGAGCCGGTAAAAAATCTTCACGAATGAGAAAGGGAGAAAGAGTCAGAAAGACCCAACTTGCGAAGAGAAGGGCACCATCCAAGACAGTTCAAAGGCTAAACAAAAGAATGCGTGGAGAGGCATAAATGAACGTAACGGAGATTAAACCCCCAAAAAGAGTTTTGGACCAATTCGACTTTACCATATTTCTGGCTGGCGCTATCGATATGGGTTCAGCGGTGGATTGGCAAACAGAAGTAGTAAAACATCTAGAGTCTAAAAAAGACGAAAGTACAACATCTATTGGGGTGTTCAACCCCCGTCGGAATGACTGGGATGAAACTTGGAAGCAAGACATAAACAATTCTAAATTTTTTGAACAGGTGTCTTGGGAACTGTCACATATAGACAACTGTGATATTGCGGTTGTTTATTTCACAAAAGACAGCAAAGCCCCCATAACCCTAATGGAACTGGGGAAGTTGTCCGAAATCAAACCACCAGAACATATAATTGTTTTTTGTCCGGAAGGCTACCACCGTAAAGGTAATGTTGATATTGTATGTTATAAAAAAGGCATAGCGGTGCATACAAAGCCTGAAAGTTTCTATGCGGCCATAGACAAGGCTTTGGGTCTATCAGAGCCCCAGAGCGTCTCTGAGAGCGTCCAAGACGTATCAATAGTAGAATCAAGAATAGAGAAAGATTCTTCTGATGAGGGATTTGTTGAAATAGAACTATTTGAAACGATAGAGACTGCTACACTAGGAGAACAAAATCTATTGGTTGTTACAGAATATGATGAAGTTAAATCGGATGATTCTTGTATCATGGGGAATGTTACTTTCCGAGACAAAAAGTTTTTTGCTGGAATATGTAAAGAAAATGGTAGTGTGAAAACAAATCTGTATTTTAAGCGTGATGGACAACGGGTTTCCGAAAAGTTTACGATTGTTACGACTAGTGACGAATACCCCACAGAACAAATCATCATCGCAAAGGAACATTGATACACACTTTTTCGTGTGTCATAAATAACATCATAAAAACAATACATTATAGTCTCAATGGAAAAGAAAAAACCATTTCTTATTTTACGTGAATTCTTGAACCCTCTAGCATGTGAACAAATCATAGAAGATTTGAGGGTTCGTAACACATATCCTATTATAGGACAAGACGGATCTCCTAGGAAGAGCATTTTCCACAATAACCTGAACACGACAAGAATCATGAGGATGTTTGACGGAGTGGTGACAAGTTTAGAAGAAAACTTCGATACAACATATCTGGGAACACACCAATTGATGTTTGAATGGTATCCAACCAAATATAAGAAAGCTGAAGCTATAGTAGACGCATATCAATACCAAAAAAATGGTGGTTGGAAAAAATCAAACCTTATTGACTTTACAGGAATACTGTGGTTAAACGACTATAATGACAAAGGAGATTTTGATCCTTTCTTTGAAGTATATGGGGGGAACCTAAATTTCCCCAACTTTGATATCAACTTTCGTCCAGAGAGGGGTACATTAGTTATTTTTCCGTCTGCTCCAAATTTTGTTTACCACGTGGGAGAAGTATCATTCGGAAGCCTCACGCAAGTACATTTTCAGATACGAAGCACCGGGGACTTTCAATTCAATAAAGACGATTACGATTTAAACCCTTCAAATTGGGATTGATCTTTTTGCCCCAAGATGTTTAACTACATGCCTCGAAGAGACAAAAGGTGAAATTAGTTATATGTATCTTTCTACGCAACTAACAGAAGACCGAAAAAACGTTATTGTTTGGGAAAGAGGCCCAGACGGTAAGAGGGTCGCTGTATATTACGATGCCCCATATGAATTTTTTGTAGAGAACGAAGATTCTGACCAAGAATGTTATTCCGTTACAGGAAAAAAACTAGAAAAGATAGAGTTTACGAGCCATTATGATTTCTATGGCGGCAGGAAGAGATTGAGAGAAGCGGAAATAAAGATATACGAATCTGATATTTCTCCCGAACTCAAAGTTTTGAGTGACAACTATTACAATAGTCCCCTTGACGGGGATCTTCATGTAACTTTCTATGACATTGAGGTTGATTACGACCCAGAGAGGGGTCATTCTAGACCCGACAACCCGTATGCTAGAATAAGTTCTATCGCTCTATACCATAAACACACTGACGAATCTATCGTCCTTGCATTAAGACCGAAGACGGGCGAATGGTCTAAGGTCCAACTAGACGAACTTCCTAGAGACTTATTTGATCATTCCAAGATTGAATTACTATCTAACGAAAAAGAATTGTTGACGCGTTTTTATCAAGAGATAGAAGACAGTGATGTCGTTAGCGGTTGGAACAGTGACTGGTTCGATGACCCATACATCTATAGTAGAACCATGAAAGTCTTGGGTAAAAAATATACGAGGTTGATGAACTTTCCAGAGTCCGATTTGGATGTTCGTGTGGACGAACGCGAGAAATTCGGCACAATGGAAATGGTGGTTAAACCTCATGGGAGAATTTGGATAGACTTCATGGAGATGGTTAAGAAATTTGATGCGAGCGAACGTGATTCTTATTCTTTGGAATCCGTTGCTGAAGAATCTCTAGATGGGTTTCAGAAGTTGAGTTACGACAAATCTCTGTATAGATTGTATCACGAAGATTTTGACGAGTTTTTACGATACAACATTCGAGATACAGACATTTTGAAACATCTTGACTTGAAGTTCAAGTATATGGACCTAGCTTTGAACTTTTCTCATATGACAACCAATAATATTCCAGCGGTTTTGGGAACAACTAGTACGTCCGACACAGCTATTCTAAATTTCTGCAAACACGAGCAGGACAAAAGGCTTGTGTTGCCGGATGCTCCTTATGATGTATTTGATGATGGTACAAAGTTTGAAGGTGCTTTCGTATTAGATCCACAAATAGGTCTACACGAATGGATTGCATCTGTAGACATTAAATCTCTATATCCATCTAGTATGAGGGCCATCAACATTTCACCCGAAACAATAATAGGTCAATTCTTCGAAAACGAAAAAGCGTTTGAATACATTCAAGAAAAATCGGGAGATATACATCTTACCCTGCTCTACGAAGATGGAAATGATGAGACCATGACTGCCTCAGAATGGAGAAATGCTCTAGAGAAGCGTAACTGGGCAATAAGTGGCCATGGGACAATTTTTGATCAGGCTAAAGACGGGGTCATACCCTGTATCTTGACGAAGTGGTTCGACGAGCGAATCGAATATCAAAAGAAAAAGGTTGACGCTTATGCGAAACATCAAGAAACCAACGAAGAACGATATAAGAAGGAAGCCGAGTATTACGACAATATACAATACTTGAAAAAGATTCAGCTTAATTCTCTCTATGGGGTATTCGGAAACAAATATTTCAGATTTTTCGATGTTAGACTCGCAGAATCCACAACCAAGACCGGTAAGAACATCCTATTGCATATGGCTAAAAAAATAGCTCTTATTTTAGACGGAGAGTACAAATATCCTTCAAAATCAATACTTTATGGTGATACTGATAGTGTGGTCGAATCTTCAGTAATTGAAATCAATGGGGAATTTAAGAATGTAGGAGAATGGTTTAAAGAACATTCGACAAAATACGGTACATATATGGAGGGCAAAAAAGAAATCATAAAGATGCACGGAGACAACAATTATTCACCATGTTACAACCCAGAAACTAAGAGAATAATTGATAAAGAAATTCTTACGATATACAGACACAAAATAAGTAAACCACTATTTCGCATTGAGTTGGAATGTGGAAAAATTGTCACAGTGACAGAAGACCACTCATTGGTAGTAGAGCGGGACGGTCAATTCATTGAAATAGCCCCCGACGACTTGAAAAATGATGATGTTTTTATAACTATCAACCGTGATACTGATAAAAGGAGACTGTAGATTGGATAAGAAGATTATAAGATCAAAAATTAAAAATATAACAAAAATTGATAATCCGGAAGAACAATATGTTTATGATGTTGTCATGAAGGATGCGGCCTTTCCATATTTTATGGCAAATGACATTTTAGTCCACAATAGCGTTTATTTCTATTCCGGTTTAGGCGAAGAGGACATCACGGCGGAAGAGGTATCTGCTGTATCTGATGCAATTTGTAAGAAGGTCAATAAGAGTTATCCTCAATACATGAAAAAGGCTTTTAACTGCACTGGTGGTAGAGAGAACTACATCGTCGCAGAAAAAGAAATTGTTTCTGACCGGGGAATATTTGTCAAAAAGAAACATTACATTTTACACTTGGTTGAATTAGATGGTAAAGAGGTTGACAAAATGAAAGTCATGGGTCTTCAGATCAAGAAGACAAATATTCCCAAAGCCATTAGAATTAAACTAACGGATTTTTTCGAAAGATTTCTTAAGGGAGAAAGTTGGATTGTTATCAAAAGGGACATTGTAGACTACAAGAATTCTTTGCGGGATGGGGACATTTTTGACATAGGGGTTCCTTCCGGCGTCAACGATGTCGAAGAGGGTACGCAGGTATTCAAAACTGATCCGAAGAAAGTGTATCACATGGTCCGGGCTTCCATTCTTTACAATGAGTGCCTAAAAACTTATGAGGACCATGAATCGTATCCTATCCGATCCGGAGATAAAGTTAAAAAGTTTTATTTTCTCAAGAAGAAAAACTTTGGAATGTTTAATGCTATAGCACTACCAACGGATATGACAATTAGACCAGATTGGTTAACAGATTTCCTTCCATATGTTGACAGAAACCGCCAGATAAAATCTCTGGTAGACCAGCCCATTAAAAACATATTAGATGCCATTGGCGAAGCTGTGCCGAACAGCAGAAACACACTAGCGGACGAACTCATTGAATTTTAGATCACAAGGTATTATACTTTAAGAAACATTAAGGAAATAATGGATGATAAAATTATCAGAAGACAGCAAGAACATTGTTGTCGCTGCCGCCAAATACTGTAATATGGTAAAGATCGAAGCGGTAATGATCGATAAAAAAGGCATAAGAGCAAAACAAGATGATTTTGCGGTCTATGTTATCGAGCCGGGAGACTTTGATTATTTGGAATTTGACGAAATGTTTATGAATAGAGTAGATTCCTTTGCACCTAGAATAAAGATGTTCGAAGCCTCTAATATAGACTTTGACATTTTTGTGGAAACCAAAGAAAATGACGCTGGCGATCATTTTGTTACAAAGGCAATTTTGAAAGGTGGTAAGACTTCGGTAGAAGTTCGCTGTGGTAATCCTTCTATCGTTGCACGAAACCGGTGGCCCAAAAAGTTTAACGACCCAATTGACTATCAATTTACCTTGGATAAAGAGGAACTTGCCATTTTGAAAAGAGGTTTGAGTGCAATGGGTGCGGATCATTTTGAGGTTTCGTCGGAAGACGGAGAAACCATTTCCGTTCGTATAGTAGACGTAGAGGGTGATGTTCTAAAAAAAGAACTGGATGCAGAATTAAATGTGTTAAACGATGATGCGGAAGAAGAAATGAAATTCTCGTACATATTCAAAATTCTTATTCCCTTACTCACACAAGCAGTAAGTCAAGAATCAGAAATAAGAATTTCTAGGAAAGGTGTCATGTGTTTGAACATATCCGGGTTGAGCGTATACATATTTCCGGGCGTAGACTAAAATTACAAAGGTGAATAATTATGTTTGGTAATAAAAAGAAAATCGAAGCACTAGAAGAGAAAATCGAAGCACTAGAAACAGATTTAATATGCATGACACAAGAACTCGAATCCAATTTCGGCGAAATGAGTGACATTTTGGAAGGCATCAACTCTCAGATGGAAGGTTACAGGAAGTATGAAGAGAACAAAAGAATCATGAAAGATTCAGACGAACCGTGGGCGGACTTTATGACTGAACTCACCTCTGACGGAAGAGTCAAAGTCAAATTTGATTGGAACAAGGCTATGATTCAAGAGCTTAGAAGAATGGGGTTCAATGCCCAATCTGAGGAAGATTTAATTTCTGCGTACTTCTCCAAACTGGTTGGGGAGCATGGAGAGGTCATGTCACACGAAGATTTAGAAGGGATCAAGAACGCGTGAACCGTCTCTTAGTGGTTGATTCTAACAACCTCATACATATCGAATTTCACAACAATAAGGGTTTTGACGGTGGAAAGGCGGCTGTCGATCTTGCTATATCTCAATTCATTTTACGGCTAAATTATCTGAGAATGAATTATAAACCAACCACGATCATTCTGTGTTTTGATTCTCTGTCAAATTGGAGAAAAAAATATACAAAGACAACAGCGGCCATAACCAATAAAGTCTACAAAGAGAACCGTACAAAAAAATTGTCTAAGAAAGAGAAAGAAATTAAAATATACTTGGACCAGAAAATAGACGAACTTGCAGCCGCCCTCAGAAATAACACTAAACTGTTTGTTTTGTGTAAAGACGGGATCGAATGCGATGATTTCGTGGGTGGGGTTTGTCAAATTTATGGGGGCCAGCCGGGGGTTGAACTCAAGTTGGTTTCTTCAGACAAAGACTATATCCAACTTCTCAGACACGAAAATGTCGAAATTGTAAACCCACTAAAAAACGGAAAAAAAAGAAGTCTAAAAGATTTCAACAATGACCCCGACTTATACATTTTTGAAAAGTGCATCCGTGGTGACAGCAAAGACAATGTTCGGTCTAGTTATCCGAGGCTTCAAAGAAAAAAACTCGTAGAAGCTTTTTATGATGATTACAAAATGCAGAATTTGATGGAACATGAGTTTGAGGAAACCATTTATGACGAACACAAGGAAGAATACACAAACGTGAAGTTCAAAGTAAGAGACCTTTTTGAAGAAAACCGTTTGCTACTGGATCTCGAATCGCAACCTGATGAAATCAAAGAAGAGATATTTGATGAAATTGAACGAGAACTGTGTTCTAAGAAAAAAATGAGTATACCATACTTTTTGAGATATCTGGGAAAAAACGACATGAAAAATGTCATTTCTTCGATGACCAGAATCACAGATACTCTAGCCAATAAACCGTATTAGCATCTATTCGCCGTCTTTTCTTCTGGTTTCGCCGCCACCAAACCAATTTTGTTCATTTTCGGGTCTAACCGAACGCTGATCTGATTCTGGTTGATAATAATCGCTTTTACTTTTCGTGAAGCTCCATTTGGGTCCGGAATTTAGGTAAAGGCCGATGACGGCAGTAGACAGTCCTACGATAATGGTTACGAAGCTGGTTTGCGAGACGGTCGGACCTCCTACAACTGCAATGACGGTACAGGCCATCTCTGTGGCTTGTACTGGGTCTATCTCTGCATCTATTAGCGTTTTCAAGATGTTGTTATCACAACGGGTTTCTTCAAAAAGACTAATAGATTTGTACCACTGGTACATGTTGTATACTAAGACGCCATACATGAATAACAAGATTCTTGGAATTATCCTCAAAGAATCAAAGGCTTTGGCAAAGTCTAAGATGAAATCGGTTATTTTTTGCATGGATAAATATCCTCAGTTGTAGTATTTATTTTGAATGCCCAAGAAATCCAAGAATCCTAGGGGAAGACCCAGAAAGAAAAAGAAGAAGGGTACACCCGGAAGGCCCAAAATATGTATGCCTTTTGAGGATGCCGTGGCTCTTGTTCGCCAAGAAAACATCCAGTCATTTCGAGATTATCTGAAATGGTATGAGTTCCATGCCCCGGCCAGAATACCCAAGAGACCGGATAGGGCGTACCTCAAAGAATGGAAGGGGTGGGGGTACTATTTGGGAAACTACAACGAATCAGTTCCACAGTATCGCACTAAGAAATTTAGACCCTATGAAGATGCTAAAACATACGCCCATCATTTAGGATTTACCTCCTTGGTACAATGGCATGCTTTCTGCAAGACCGGACAAAAGCCGGAAGACATCCCCGCGAGACCAGATATCCATTACAAAAAGACTGGTGAGTGGTTTACTTGGACCGATTTTCTAGGAACCAGAATAAATCATCGGCTAGATCATATACAAGAAAGACAACAATATTTCTATATTGCACAATACCCAAATCCAGCGTTTTACAATGTGTACGCTTTTGGTACTACAATTTCTGTCATAAACACTTTACGAGACGAAGACTTTAAGGTTTTAAAAATTTATGAGATGCATGAAGATTTTGATTGGGTGGATGTTGTCGACACTCACGGAGAGCAGTTTTATGGTAGTGGAAGACCCGACGAGTACTTAATAAGAAACCCCGGAGCTTTTCTTTCCGAGGTGTCTCTTGAACTTGTGGAAGTACCTATTAATAGTTTCAATTAATGGGTTTCGATTTCTTCATATTCATCTGAGTTTTCGTTCTTCTTAATTTGCACAAAAGCGGAATGAGCTTCTCTGATGATAGGTCTGTGTAAAACCCTGCCTATTTCTTGAAACTGCTCTAAAGTCAACCAATGGGTACTTTCTGTTTCATAATGTGGCTTATTAAAATCATTGATGTCTTCAACTTCACATATGTACAAATGGGTTCTTCCCAAGAATTCACCTAAATAATAATACCACAATACGTTACTTTCTTTTAGTCCCAATTCTTCTTCAGCCTCGCGCACTGCGGCATCTTCGTGGTTTTCTCCATTTTCTATTCTACCTTTGCAAAACTGAGGATCACTACCACCGTAAGTTTGATCACTGGGAACCATAAAGTTCATTAAAACAGTCCCATCTTCTTGGACAAAGAACGGAATCATCCCGGCTCTGTATATTTTTTGTTTCATAAATTTCTCCTAATGTAAAAAGTAGTATACCAAATTTCACGCTTTTTTTCAAGTACTAAATAATCGTGAAATTCAAAATTGTTCACTGGAACTATTTAAAAGGAGTTAAAGAACATGAAATACAGACATTACGTTTCTATGGACCTATATGGTAACGGAATTGGATACAACGTGGTAATCGTCAAGGAAGAAGAAAGCAATGGAGACGTTTACTTCATCAAGGAAGAAGATCTTGATAGAATAGACAGAAGTAGAATGCGTCAGATTCTTTCTAAGCGAAACGCGGACCAATACCCCCTATGGGATTTGATGGCACAGACCACCCTTAAAAATGGTGTTAATGCTCTGGAGTATTTCCACCAGTTAGTACAGGTTAGAACGGCGTCCGGTCAGATCATCCCACCTTCTTCTGCAAGACAGGGTATGCGTCGGCCTATAGTTCAACAGAGACCGCCGCAAAAGGTACAGGAATCTTCCAAAAATACTGAGGCGGCTTCAGCTTCAACCTCTACTTCGAAAAAGAGTCCGGGAAGACCCAAGAAGTCGTCTAACTCCTAAAATATACCTCCACTGCCTCGGGGGTTAGATGAGAGAGAGGGCTTTCGCCCTCTCTTTTTTTGCCTAAATAAATAAGAAATATACTGTAAAGGCAAGACATGAAAGAAACAATCTTCGTCCAAATAGCAAGCTATCGTGATCCTGAATTAATACCCACTCTAATCGACATAACCAAACAGGCAGACAGGCCGGAGAACCTTAAGATAGTAGTATGCTGGCAGCATGGTGAGGAACAAGCCACGGAAGACTTTCTTGACGCCGGAATAGAGATAACCGAGGTACTAACATACCATCACGCAGAGGTTGACGGAACTGTGACAGATTTCCATGTTCTAAGAACGGAATTGCGGGGTGCAGTCATCGACTTTATTGACGTTGATTACACTTTGGCACGGGGTGCATGTTGGGCTAGACACATGATACAACAACACTATGTTGATGAAATCTACACTCTTCAACTCGATTCCCATCACAGGTTCGTTGAGGGTTGGGACACTATTCTAATTAACATGCTAAACCAGTGCAAAAAACATTCTAAAAAGCCGGTTCTTACCGGATACATTCCTTCTTATAATCCGGAGAAAGACCCGGAAGGAAGAGTACAAGTTCCGTGGCAAACCAACTTTGATCGCTTTATCCCAGAGAGTCCAGTATTCTTCATTCCATCCGAGATGAAGGATTGGAAAGAGAAGAAAGAACCTATCAGGGCTAGATTCTATTCGGGCCATTTTGCCTTTGCGGATGGGAGCTTTGCAGTTGATGTTCAACATGATCCCGAATACTTCTTCCACGGGGAAGAAATATCTATCGCGGCTAGGGCGTTCACTCATGGTTATGATCTATACACGCCACATAAAATCGTAGCATGGCACGAATATACTCGAAAGGGAAGAACCAAGGTCTGGGACGATCATACCACCGACATGAAGAAAACGGGTGTGATTGAAAAAGACTGGGTAGAGCGGAATGAACTTTGTCACAAGAGGAATAAAATCTTATTTGGGATGGATGGAGAAAACCCTAATCAAATTGATTTTGGAAAGTATGGATTCGGGGCAGAAAGAACTGTTCGAGAATATGAAGAGTATGCGGGTATTAGCTTCGAATACCGGGGGGTCCAGCAAGCGACATTAGATCAGACTGAACCCCCAGTGAATTACCCGTATGAGACAGAAGAAGAGTGGAAGAACTCTTTTGCTCGATCCAACGACATCAGAATATGTGTCCATAAAAACGAGTTTCCAAAATGTTTTGAGGATGGTAAACTTATAGACGACATAGATTTCTGTTATGTGGGAGCACACGATTCTGGTGAAGTAGAAATTCAGAGAAAAGATTTAAGTTCTAATGAATTTAAAAGACACATAAATTCAGACAATGGTTGGATTGACTACCGGTTTATATTTGTATCTACCAGAATACCTAAAAGCTATACATTGTGGCCACATAGTAAAAGCAGGGGTTGGTTGGGTAAAGTAAAAAAAGATGTTTAGAAATTAACACGTTGGGGTGAAATAATTCTACTTCAATTGAAATAGTGTTCTCGGGTGGAAAACATGCTAGAATATTGCAATATGCGATTGTAGGGGTAATAAGTACAAACATGAGAGTTTTGAAAGTCAACTATGTTACAGGTTCTAATTTCGGGGATTGTGTTTTTCCATATATGCTTAATAAAATGGGAATACCCTTTCAACGAGTAGATCACAACGAGGAATATAAAGTAATTTCCACAGGCTCCATATTGGGAGTTGGTACTAAGCGGAATACAATGGTTGGGGGTAGCGGAATAATAAGTGCTTCGACAAATGTAGAACCAGATGGAATATTTTTTTTAGTTAGGGGTAAACACTCCGCAAACAAGATAAGAAAAGACGTACCCTTGGGGGACCCGGCTATAGCACTGTCCAAGTTTTACAAGCCGAGTAACAAAAATAAAAAATACGAAGTAGGTTTAATACCACACCAAATACATTTTGATCGAATAGTTGAAGAAGTTAAAGAGCTAAAAAAAGATTATCACATAATTGATCCGAGTACCCGTTACGGTAAAAATTTCGAAAATTATATAGATCAGGTCAATTTATGCGAGAGAATAATAAGTACTAGCCTACATGGATTGATTACTGCACATGCATATGGAATTCCGGCCATAGCATATCATTATGATAATCGTTTGATGGGAGATAACATCAAATTCCAAGATTACTATTCGGTGTGGCCAGAATTTGAAGATTCTAATGTGGATGAAGTTTTAGAATATTGTACGGTTGCTGATTTAGATAGCGTAGAAAGATTCTGGTCACCGAGTCCAAATCAAATAAATATGCGGTCAGATACTATAATGGATAGCTGTCCTTTTTTGGCGGAATTGGGTTGTAACTATTATTCAGAGAACTAATTATGGGTACCAAACCAAACATAACATACGTAACGGCTCTTTATGATTTAGGAAGAGACAAATTAAATGAGTCATTTTCTAGAAATATGGAACATTATTTAAATTCTTTTAAGAAACTTCTGGAAAAAGACATAAACTTGGTGATATTTTGTGAAAAAAAATTAGAAGACTTTATTTGGAAGTACAGGAATAAATCTAACACCCATATTGTTATAAAACCCGTAGAAAGTTCTTTCAAAAAACAGATAGAACAGGTTAGAAGCAATCCGAGTTGGTATAAACAGGCACGATGGTTAGAAAATAGTCCACAAGCAAAATTGGAAAATTACAACCCTTTAGTAATGAGTAAGCAATTCATGCTCAATGATTCTGCTATATGGAATCATTTCAACGCGGACTATTTTTTCTGGATAGATGCTGGAATTTCAAACACTTTAAATCTTGGTTATTTCGATGAACCACATTTCGAACAGCGTTTAATACGAAAAGTTCAGAACAATAAAATGCTATATCTGGCTTTCCCGTATGACGGACAAATCGAGGTCCACGGTTTTAAAAAGTCAGGAATGGACAAATACGCCGGTACCGATACGAAGTATGTTTGTCGTGGAGGCTTTTTTGGAGGCTCTAAGACCTCCATAGAGCGAGTTAACGGGGTTTATTATCATATGCTCCAAACCACCCTAGAAAATGGCTACATGGGGACGGAGGAAAGTGTATTCACTATTATCTCATACACAAACAAGGATTTATTCAACGTAGAGATGATTGAGCCGAATGGGTTGATATACAAGTTCTTTGAAGACCTCAAAAAGATAGAGATATCAGAATCCGAAGACATGGCCCTGTACTTTTTAACCTTTAACGCACCAGAGCAAATCGAAAAGCAGTTTGAGATATTTGATAGAACGTTCAAGAGATTCTTCGGAGAGAGTAAGAAGTATTTGATCAACAATTCTACAGATCGTAAGCACGATTCCGCCTATTCCAAACTGTGTGAAAAATACAACGTTCACCAGTTCAAGTTTGATAACATTGGAATCACTGGTGGTAGAAGATTCGCCGCAGAACACTTTAATGAATCAAAGCATCGTTACATGATTTTCTTTGAAGATGATATGGTCATGAACGAGAAAGATGGAATATGCAAAACTGGTTTCAAAAATAAAGACTCCGATCTTTTTAACAAGGCCACTACAATTCTAGAAGAAAACCAGTTAGACTATTTAAAACTCACTTTTAGTGAGTTTTTTGGTGACAACTTTAAAAACTGGACATGGCACAATATTTCTGGGAACGAAAAACAGACATATTTAGAGAATGATGAAGTAGATGCCGACAAAACAAGAATGTTTTACGGTGGCTCTTATAGGGGATTACCTTATATGGTGGGAGAGTTTTTTTATTGCAACTGGCCCATTTTGTTTTCCAAAGAAGGTAGTCGAAAAGTATTCATGGGTCACAAAATTTCTCATGAGGCCGGGTTGATGACAAACACCCAAAAAGAAATTAGGACGGGGAACATAAAAGCGGGATGCCTGTTGGCATCCCCTATTACACATCACAGGTTTGTACACTATCCGGCTTCTGCCAGAAAAGAGAGTTAAACGTTTTCCAGTCGAGTCGAAGTGCTTTGTGTTTGAGAAACACTAACAGTTAGGGTATATTCAATCTCAATTATTCTGTTGGCCTTTTTAAGGATAGGCGAAAATGTTATATGAGTTAGTAGTCGCTCTCTTTCATTACCGGGATTTGCCGCATCGTTTTGTACGCCAGCATTAACCCCGGTACTTAATGACGTATCAACTTTAGTACAATCGCCGGTCAACGCAAATAGAAAATCACTACCAGAATTAGAGCACTCTAATTGTAATGTTGCAGTGGAACCCTGAAGTACACTTCTAAATACCAAATTTCCGAATGTCTCTTCCCCAGAAATCGTAGAATACGTAGACCCTCCCTCTTGGTCCGTGATCAAAACAGTCAAATCGTTGTCCAACTCTGTGGTATCGCCACCAGTTAACCAAGCACCAGTGTTTATTCCCTCACAGAGATCACCGTAGGTAACTTCTCCACCAGAACCAGAACCGGAGCCGGGTATAGTTATTTCTACCGTGCGAGCTTGGCCCTGTACTTCGTAGTTGAAATTGTAGAAATTGCCAAACATAGAAGCCGGGATTGAGTCGCTAGATATCTTATTGTTGACATTCACGACGGATTCGGCGGGACTAGCACTAGCGGGTTGGCCGCGTGTGTAGAAACCTAGTTCATCGAATTCAAAAGTTTTTTCCGAGTCGGTAATAGTGCTATCTACTGTCACTCCCGGCAATTGCGTGGTCGGTTCGTTTTGATTAATGAACATTCTGGCAACAATGTTAGATTTTCGTCCCACTTCTACAGAAGTAACACCACCACCACCGGGGTCATCACTAGGAACAGCGCCACCACCCGGTCGGGTAGAATTCGGTCCATATGAACCGGGGTCCGTACCAAATTCACTATTTTCGAAAAATTCATATTCCCCTGCGGTTAACTCCCAGTTGCCTTCATCGATTATTTCAGAATAAGTCTCGTTGTAGAGTCTAGATTCCCAACCGTCACCTCTGGTACCGTCATTAGGAGGGTTTAATATAGTGACTTCTCCCGCGTCAGTGAAACTACCGCCGTTCCCAAAAGCTATTCTGTGTATGAAATGGTTTGGTTCGTTGGCCAGACCTTTAGCAATAACCCTAGCCATATTTTGAGAATGAACGGCGTTGCTTTTATCTAAAAGGTTCAATTTTTCGCCGGTATCCGGGTTGATTTCATTGAGTACAACTCGCGTACTGAATTCTACGTTAATACGTTCTTTCATGGATTTGTTTGATAACTTGTCTATCTTTATTTATAACTTGGGATTATATTTGACTCCAGTTGTCACAAGTCTATAAAATATGTAAATACTCCCAGAAAAATGGTAAAAACAATGAACACGAAGTGTTTGGACAAGATTAAAGAGCATTGTGGCGATTTGGATTTTCAATGCTTGTCACAAATGGATTATTACCTTGTGGGACAAGAATGCTATCAAGAGGTACAAAAATTAATGCAGAAACAAAATTCAGTATTTTTCGACGGAGAATACAATAGAGTGGGACAAAAACTTCTAGAAGAGGGTATTTGGGTTTACAACAAAAGAACCGGAAAACGGTGTCTCACTATACGAGCCGAGATGACAAAATATGATATGTCCGATACCGATGCATTTCCACTTCTTACGACCAAGAAGATGGATATTCGTCCTATTGCGGCAGAACTGATAGGATTCATTAAAGGACACGACAGCGCCGCTCTGTTTAGAGAAGAGGGCTGCAAAATTTGGGATGCGAACGCAAACGACAACGAGCAGTGGTTAAATAATCCAAGCAGAAAAGGACAAGATGATCTTGGTAGGATTTACGGAGTACAGGCTAGAGATTGGAAGAGACCAGACGGTGGAAGTGTCGATCAGTTGTCCATGTGCATCTCCAAGATCAGTAAAGGTATCGATGATCGTAGACTGATTGTAACCCATTGGAACCCCGGTGAACTGGACAAAATGGCACTCCCTCCGTGTCATATTACATATATGTTTACAATCTTGGATGGATACTTACACATGACTATGGTCCAAAGGTCTTGTGACTACCCGTTGGGAGTCCCGTACAACATAGCAAGCTACGCCCTGCTACTCCGTATAGTCGCTAACATGACCAATCTGAAGACTGGAGAACTTTCTCACGTAATGCACAACATCCACATTTATGAGGACCAAATAGAACTTTTCCGGGAACAAATGGAGCGTGAAATTAAACCTTCACCAACTATAAAAGTCCCTACTTATGATAACCTGAGAGAATTTTGTGAAAACGCAACGAAAGATTCTTTTGTTATATCAGATTATGACCCTCTTCCGGCTATCAATTTTCCGTTCAGTGTCTAAGATTTACCATCACGCAACGATGTCCTAGGTTGAGACTACCTAGGACATCCAAAAACCATTAGGGAAAATCGAAATCTTCCAGACTTTTTGACTGCAAAGAAGTTATATTGGTTGGTCGTGAGAAGTTGATGACTCGATGGTGTGTTCCTTTTTTCTTTAAATGTTCGGCGAGAGAGTTGAAGCAGGGTATCAGCTTATCATCATATGTTTTTTGTTTGACCACGATCCTGTATCTATTATGATAGTGGGACGAAGTTCCATCAGAAGTGCAGTCAAAGCCAAAGAGATAGATGTTTTTTGCCCCCATTTGATCCATGAGATCGATAGCACACACCCCTATATTGTTACCACACACGTCATATCTCTTTAATCTGTAGTTTGGTCCAAAAGAACATCTGGATATCATAGAATTTCGCAAATACATAATATAGTCATTTCTTTGTGGTGTATGTACTCTTCGGTCTAGATTGACTCTTAGTGCGTATTTCTGTCTTCTTTCATCCAAAAGTTTTTTATTATTTCCTTGCCAACTGGAATCCATAAACATACAAGCGAGGCATGTGTCGAAATCTTGTAGCGCAGAATTAAGACAAATGGTTCTGTCTTTAGGAATTTTGGTAACATATTCTGCTGAAGGATTGAAAGATTTTCCACCCCCGATGATGTAGATGTCTTTTCCCCCAACCTCTTTTGCAAGTTCGTCTATTAATTCAGACATATCATTTACTTCTTTTGTTTGTTCAATATTTTTTGTTGATATCTATCGACTTCTATATGCCATTCTTTCGGGTTTTCCCATTTCACGTTGTGTGCGGAATCGTCGTGTACTCTCCAGTATAATCCCATTCTGTCATCGCCATATACAACCCCGTGATAGATTGATGCTAGGTTGAATAGAGTTCTTTCGCTTGTTCTGGCCAACGCGGTCGAATCAAACACACGTTCGATTATACTTCTACGATAAACTACTACATGATGCATTTGTATATTTTGGGAAAAACCGATTGGTTTAGCTGGTTTGTGAAACCACTTGCCATAAACTTTTTTTTCCGAATCCATTACAAAATGATTAGTATAGTAGGCCGAATATCCTTTTTTGAGAACTTCTAAAGCTATTCCAAAAGTGCCGGGGACCAATATGTCGTCGTCATCCACAAAAGATACAAATTCGGAATTTCCCTCCATGATTGCTTTAACTCTGGCTAATCCTATACGACCTTCGATAAATTTTGACAAAAAAAGATTTATAGGCTCATCGTGCAAACTGTCCAAGCATTCTTTGGCATATTTTCGACCTGTTTGAATTACATGCACATCAATCATTTCTTTTCTGTATCTCATTTTTATAGTATTCTACCGCATCTTGCCATTCCTTGGGGTTGTTTTTGTTATTAAAAGTTTTTCTTTTGTGTAAATTGTGTTCATGAATCCTCCAATACATTCCCATGAATGGATCACCCAATACCTTCCCATCATATATTGCCTTTAGGTTTAATAAAAGCTGGTCTGATGCATATATTCCATCTAGCAAGTGTAACACGGGTAGTATTACGTCCCTCCTATAGACAACAACGTGATGCATTTGTGCAGCCTGTCCCATCCCCGGTTTTGCTGCAATCTTGCCAAAGCGCTTGCCTTTTACCTGTCTATTTTCGTCTAGATAGTAATGATTGGAGTAATATGCGGTATAGCCCTTTTCCATTACCCGCAATGCTCTCTCAAACACTGTGGGAACAGCAATGTCATCATCATCGAAACAAGAAACATACGGGGAATGTCCTTGCATGAATCCTTTTATTCTGGCTTTTCCGTGATTTCCGTCTACATAATCAACAAAGTGTAGATTTATCGGAGAACCTTCCAAACTTTCCAAACATTCGTCAAGATATCCTCGGTCATTTTTAATTATATGGACATCAATATTCACTAGAATTGTTCCTATTTAAGGGGCACAATCTTGGCTTCTAGCTTCAATATTACAAATGGTTACGACATCATAATTATCTATTCTCGTGTAGCTTACTGATATAGACGCGGGGTCTAATGAAGAAACACCATCGAACAGGCCAGAAGTTTCATCTAATTCATATACAAATGGAACACCGTTTGTTAGTTCAACTGTGTCAACAACAGTTGGTCCTATTAGACTATTAGCATTAATTTGTATATCTACGTCAATATTGGGTGTCGGTCCGGACAACAACAGTTCGAATCTTATACCGTGAGACAAAGAAACCCCCGAACCGGAATATTCTATCGGGTTAGTTGAAACTGACGAACCGAATTCACCATAAACAAAACAGGTTCCGTCAAAATACGGGTTCGACTCAGACCCAAAAACAGACCAATCCGTAGTATCTCCTACCCAACAAAAAGACACGCCCGAAGGTGTAGGCGTCACTGTAGGCGTCACTGTAGGCGTTACTGTAGGCGTCACTGTAGGCGTCACTGTAGGGGTAGGTGTCGGTGTAGGTGTTGGCGCGGTTGACGATGTAATAGACACTGTAGGAGTTGGGGTGCTGGACGGCAACGGAGCCACTACAACATCTTTTTCTATTTTTGGATAGACGACTTCAATGTTGGATGGGTCAGAATATAAAACACCATTCACAAACACAAATGATGTATTCTCCGATTTTTGTCCTATTTCGCCAATGTCAATCAATTGTCCCAAATTCTTATCTGCTTTGTCATATGGACTGTTCGCTAACAATAACAAAAGTTGTTTAGACTTTATTTCACTAAAAGTTTCCGTATCAGGAAATAAATTTATTCCTTTGATTGTTAGACGAGTCAACTGTGGAATGTCTTGTAATGACTCATAGCGATCTTTTATAACTCTAAAATCTGCTATGTTTTTGGTTTTCACATTGAAGTTTCGCCTTCTTCTGAAAAGAATTGACCTAAAATCATTCCAAGGCGACAAGCCAGCTTCTAACCCAGATAAGGTTTCGACACAAAAAATAGGCTCTTCATTCGGTTCTTGCAGAACAATGTCCAACTGTATTGGACCGTTTGTATATATTTCTCGAAATGGCGTTCTATATCTGGATATGACTGCAAAAGATAACGTGTTGTTGTAAGAAATTTGGGTGAGATTTTCTGTATCTGGAATTGTATCTATACTGTCTTCCGAAATACTTCTGGCAATCAAATGAGCCTGTCCGGTGAAAGATCCACTAAAAACAATCTCTAGTTCGTTTGAAGATTTGTTTATAACGCTGAATACATTAGAACCCACCGGCACTATTTGTGTCCCATCTTCTGATTCCAGAAAAACCTTGACGACCGGTTGCGTATTGAGGTTGTGTTTAATTATCCATTTGTCTGATAGAATGCTTTGGTAATGCTTGAAAAATATTTTCCTAGGGGCAAAGTTTTCAAGATTACCAGCAGGGTCCGCTTCTCGAAAAGCCTCGCGAAAATTGTAAGCGTTTCTAGAGAGTTTATACATTTTACCCCTACAACCTTCGGTTATTGTACACGAGCTGAACATGTTCAACCCTCTGGAGTTTTCTAGAAGTTCGATGTCCCTCTTGCAGGTATCACATTGATATTTTATAGTTGCCATGAATATATTCAAGCCTTTAAAGTATTTATCTTTAGTATCATGTTATGTATTTGCCGCATAAATATAACTCACACTCTTCTCTTTGAATAAGCAAGTCTTTATACTTTGTCATTGAGACTGGACAAGATTATTTATATTGGCAATATGAGCAAGATAATAGAAAACATAAAAAAAGAATGCTCCGATTTTCTTTCTATCACGAGCGTATATCCAGCATTGAAAGCGTTCGATGACCATGGGAAATATTTTCGCAAAGTTAAAGTACGCCATAAGAAAAAACCAGTTGGTTTCATTCGCATTATCGGAGATGCTTTGCAAAAGGAGCATCGGAACATTCACATGCGTTCAGTAGTCGTCAACGGTCCTCATAGTGAAAAAGATGGGATGAAAACACACTACATCTTCCCGAAAAACGGGTTCAAATTTTTGTTCAATCCTAGAATCAATGATCACGAAGAGTATCGATACTCTTATACCAAATTGTTAGGATTAGATTTGGTCGACAAAGGAAAAGCTTTAGAAATGATGGAAGATTCAATCGAATACGCATACACCTCAGACAATACGTCATTGAACGATGCGTTAAAATCCAAGAAAGAAATTATCTTTTATGGAATGCAGTATTATTACACGGTGTCTTCCGAAAAATACCCATGCTACAACGAGTTGATACGACTCTTGCAAAAGTAAAGACATAAGTATAAGATACTCAAAGAATATTTCTTGAAAGACCCCTTCGGGTCTAAATAATCATCACCCAGCGCCCAACAATTAGGAGAAAGAATGAACGCTAAAAAAGAAATTTTGGTAGAAAAGCGAGACGGAAGAAAAGAACCCCTAGACCTAGATAAGATACACAAAATATTGACATGGGCTTGCGAAGATGTAACCGGTGTTTCGGTATCCGACATCGCAATTAAAAGCCAGTTACAGTTTTTTGATGGAATGAAGGCAACCGAGATTCATTCTACATTGACTAAAACGGCGGCAGATTTAATATCTGAGGACGCCCCAAATTATCAATACGTTGCAGCCAAATTGATTAACTTTAATCTCAGGAAAGAAGTATACGGTATGATTACCCCGTGGCCAATTAAAAAATTGGTAGAGAAGAATGTCGCAACCGGCTATTACACGAAAGAACTTCTTGAATGGTATGATGATCAAGAGTGGCGCAAGATGGACAAGATGATCAAACATGACCGGGATTTCGAATTTTCTTACACAGGAATGAAACAACTTTTAGGAAAATATCTTGTCCAAAACCGCGTAACAAAAGAATACTACGAAACACCACAGATGGCATACATGCTAATTGCAGCAACTCTTTTCCATGGCTATCCCGAAGACACTCGAATGAAGTTCGTAAAAGAATATTACGATGCCTTGAGTAAGTGGGACATTTCTGTTCCTACACCGATTTTAGCGGGAGTAAGAACACCTACCAAACAGTTCAGTTCTTGTGTATTAATTAATTCTGGTGACTCACTTTCCAGTATAAACGCAACAGCTTCTTCTATCGTAAATTACGTTTCACGTAAAGCAGGGATTGGCATAAACGCTGGTAGGATCAGAGCAGTTGGTTCTGAGATTAGAAACGGAGAGATCAAACACACTGGGGTCATTCCTTTCTTGAAATATTTTCATGCTGCGCTAAAAAGTTGTAGTCAAGGTGGGGTTAGGGGAGGTGCTGCGACTGTGTATTGGCCTTTCTTTCATTACGAGTTTGAAAATCTTATTGTTCTGAAAAACAATAAAGGGGTCGAAGAGAATAGAATCAGACATATGGACTACGGAGTACAATTAAACAGATTGGCGTATAAAAGGTTGATAGAGGGTGGGAAAATAACTTTCTTTTCTCCCCACGAGGTTCCAGACTTGATGGACGCATTCTATTCCGGAGATAACGATGAATTTGAAAGAATATACGAAAAATATGAGAGAAGTAGAAAGATAAAAATGAAATACAGTCTACCGGCTCTAGAAGTGTTTGGTACGATAATGGATGAAAGAGTCTCGACGGGTCGTATCTACATCCAAAATATCGATCATTGTAACACACAAGGGTCTTTCATATCGAAACTTCATCCTATAGAACAGAGCAATTTGTGTGTGGTTGGGGATACAACGATAGATGTCTTACTGGATGACGAAATCCTTGAAACTATAATAATAGAAGATTTGGCTAAGTATCTGGTTGCTCATAGAAGCGTTAAAGTGAAATCATATGATTTGAATACCGGTACCGAAGTATATAGTGAAATAACGGATTTTGCACAAACCGGAATTAGTGAAGAACTTATCACCATAACGTGTGAAAAAAGTGGAAAATCCGTAACCTGCACTGGTGAACATAAAATATTTACTATGAACAGAGGCTATGTTGAAGCTAAGAACTTGCGTGAAGACGATGTTCTTAAAATATTTATGGGCAATACAATATCCAAACACTAAATAAAGATACACGGAAATGACATTACCGACTATGAATTACGAGAAAATCTATAACAATTTCATTATAGACTTTATTAACACTGATGTTAAGACTAGGATAATTCGAAGAAACCCGAGGGATTTGAGGCTCAATTCTGATAATTTATATGTTGAAAGACATCATATAGTTCCTAGATCAGAGGGAGGAATGGACAGTGAAGATAACATCGTGTCCCTCTTACCAGAAGAACACTTGTTTATACACTACTTGCGTTATAAAGTTTATGGGAAATATAATGATATTTGTGCCGTAAATCTAATGCTAAATGGCTTTTTTGGAAAAAAGTTGGAAGATATTCATGTTAACAAAATACTGAGGAAAAAGTTTAAATACCAAAGAGAAGCTTTTTCTAGATTTATCAAAGCCAACAATTCCGGTCACCCAAGAATTTCTGAAGCTAGGAGAGGAAAAATGCCTGTCAAGGATTTCATCACTGGAGAAATGATAGGCTCAGTTGATGTAAATCACGAAAATGTTCTGGGCGGAAAATGGGTTCACCATTCTAAAGGAAAAAGTTTAAAAAAAGATCAAAAAGAATATTTGAGCAAAAGGAATCGGGGATTAAAAAACTTTAATGCTCACAATATAAAGAACGAAGAGTACCTTGAACAGACTATAGATTACATAAAGACTTGTTCCGATGGAAGGTTTATAAAATCTGAGTACAAGAAGTACTGCGAAGAAAAAAATTTAATTTACATAATAAACTTTTCTAAGCACCGTTGGAACGGGTCTAGGAAAAAATTTATTGAAGCGCTACGTAAAGAATGCAATAATCGTGGGATAGAGTTTGAATATGATCGTTATTATCGATCTTCCCAACAAAAACAACAGATACGAGAAAGTAGTCTTGGAAAAAAAAGATTTTACCACCCGGACGGATCATTCACACTACAAAGGAAATAATACAAATGTTAACAATAACTAAACAGAAAATAACCAGACCCGTTTATGACATTACAGTAAAAGATACGTCAAATTTTTATGCGAATAATATACTAGTACACAACTGTGCGGAGATAACTTTGCCCACAACGCCTTTTGAGGGCGTCAATGACGAAAATGGTAGAATAGCTTTATGCACCCTCTCTGCTATAAATTGGGGAAATATCAAAAAGCCTGAAGATTTTGAAAAACCATGTGAGTTAGCAGTAAGGGCATTAGACTCTCTATTAACGTACCAAGATTTTCCTGCCATACAAGCAGAGCTTTCGACAAAAGAATTTAGAACTTTGGGTATAGGAATTATAAACTTGGCGTACTTTTTAGCCAAAAATAATATGCGTTATGACGGGTCTGCATTCGAGACAGTAGATGAATACATGGAAGCAATGGCGTTCTATTTGACCAAAGCTTCTGTACAACTTGCTAAAGAGCAAGGTCCTTGTGAACTTTCGGCAGAAACAAAATATGGGATAGGGCAGTTCCCTTGGGAAAACCGCAAGAAAGAAATAGACGAGATCATACCACATAAGACCCGCTTTGACTGGGAAGGTCTACGATCCGAGATGGCACAGTATGGTATTAGAAATGCTACGTTGATGGCTCTGATGCCTAGCGAATGCCAGAGCTTGGACAACGAGATACTAATGAAAGACGGTTCTAAAACAACACTCGAAAAACTAATCCGAGAGTACGGAAACATTTCCATAGAAGACATTCATAGCAACCCGTTTATGATTGGACAACGGTTTTCTTTCCTGAAACCCGTAGAGTTGTCTGACTCTATAGCTCACGAGTTTTATTACAATGGACCTAAAGAAATCATTGAAATAGAATTTGAAGACGGATCATCATACAAGTTCACTGAAAATCATAGATTGTTAGTTGATAGGGGCGGAAGCAGCCAATGGATCGAGATCAAGGATTTAAGAGAAAATGACAATGTAGTTAGCGTTAATACTAAATAAAAAAGTAACGGCATTAACGCCAACTTGGAAGACC